CCCTGGACGTCTACAACCGCGTCCTTGAGGGCGCGATCTACGAGCACCTTCCTTACGGCTTCCACGAAGAGAAGTCGCCGAGCCAGGAGTACATCCCGCTCCGGCAACGGCGGCCGTGCGTGCGCTCCAATCTCGCGCGCGTCGTGGTGGAGGACGTCGCCTCGCTGGTCTTCGGCGAGGGGCGGTTTCCCAAGGTCGATTGCGGCGAGAACGCCGACGCCGAGGACGCGCTCCTGCGCCTGTCCAAGGACGCGCGGTTGAACGACGTGATGGTCGACGCCGTGACCCGCGGCTCGGTCGGCTCGATCGCGATCCACATGCGCGTGCTCAAGCAGCGCGAGGGCAAGGATCGCTACCGCGCCTTCTTCGACGTCCACGACACGCAGTTCCTGACGCCGGTCTTCGACCCGGCCTGCCCGGACCGCCTGATCAAGGTCGAGGAGCGCTACAAGGTCAAGGGCGAGCAGCTCAAGGCCATCGGCTACCCGATCGAGAGCGACGAGGGCGCGCTGGAGTTCTGGTTCGGGCGGGACTGGGACGAGAACGAGGAGACGTGGTGGATGCCGTGGCCGGTGTCCGCCGACGACGACGTCGAGATGGTCCGCGACGCGGATCGCTCGGTCAAGCACGGCCTCGGATTTTGTCCGTGGGTGTGGGTCAAGAACCTGCCCGGCCGGTTGCGCCTGCTGCCGGCGATCGGCATGACCGGATCCGCCATGCGGTTCTCGGAGGTCGACGGCACCTGCACCTTCGCGGCCTCGATCGAGACCGTGATGGAGATCGACTACCTGCTCAGCCAGGGCGGTCGCGGCCTCAAGTACAGCATGGACCCCATGCTGATGCTCAAAGAGCCGGCCGCTCCGATGGACTCCAACGGCGAGATCCTGAAGAGCCCGAGCAACGTGCTGATCACCTCGGAGAAGGGTGACGCCAAGCTGCTCGAGATCTCCGGCAATGGCTTCACGACCATGCTGGAGTTCGTGCGGACCCTGCGCGAGACCGCGCTGGAGGCGATCCACGGCAACCGCGCCAGCCCCGAGAAGCTCAGCGCCGCCCAGTCGGGCCGGGCGATGGAGCTGCTCAACATGGCGCTCATCTGGCTCGCCGAAAAGAAGCGCTCGACCTACGGCGAGGGCGCGCTCCTGTCCTTGTTCCGGATGGCGCTGGCGGCGAACGAGAAGTTCCCGTTGTACGCCGCCGGCCAACAGCTCGGGGCCTTCGCTCCCGAGACCGCCATGGCGCTCAAGTGGCAGCCATGGTTCACGCCGACCTTCCAGGATCGCAAGGACATGGCTCTGACCGTGACCGAGCATCGCAAGTCGCACACCCTGTCGCGCGAGACCGCCGTGAAGGCGGTGGCCGGCATGTACGACATTGAGGATCCTGCGGCCGAGATCACCAAGATCACGGCTGATGAAGCGGCGGAAGTCGCCCTGCTCGCGACCCTGAAGGGCGCCGGCCAGGTCCGCAACAACGACGTTTGATCGCCGCCGAGGCGGCTTAACTCTCCCGAGGACTGATGTCTGAGACCATCGACGCCCCGGCCGCCGTGCCGGAGGCGACCCCTGCGCCTGCGCCCGTCCCGACCGGCACGAAGCGCGATCCCGATACGTTCTCCCGCGACTACGTCAAGGATCTGCGCGAGGAGCTGAAGGGCTGGCGCCTGACCGCCAAGGACCACCAGACCAAGCTGGAGGCCGCTGAGGCCGCCCGCGCCGCCGCGGAAGCCGCGATGGCCGAGAAGGTGTCCGCCGCGGAAGCCGCGCTCGCCGAGAAGGTCTCGGCCGCCGAGAAGGCTGCCAACGACCGGATCCTGCGCGCCGAACTCAAGACCGCCGCCCTGAAGGCCGGCATGGTCGATCTCGACGGCCTGAAGCTCGCCGACCTCACGAAGGTCACGCTCGATGAGAGTGGCGAGGTCCAGGGCGCCGACGAACTCATGGCCTCGCTCAAGGAAGCGAAGCCGTACCTCTTCGGTCAGCCGACCCAGGGCACGTCCTCGACCGCTCCGGCGCCCAAGCCGAATGCGTCGGAGCCCAAGCGCGCCAAGGACATGACCCCGGAAGAGCGCGCGAAGTTCCTTCGCGAGCACAACGCCAAGCACCGCTAGAGAGCGGTCGGCGTCTTTCAAGTCTTCGTCTCACGATCCTCGATCAAATCAGGATCAAGAGCCGCCTCGCCCAAGAGCCTGATGGCTGAGGGCAAACTAACCCTGCAACTCAGTCATCAGATTAACGGAGCCATACGTTGGCTATTCAGAACTTCCCCGCCGCTCTTCAGCCCATCATCCAGCAGGGCTTCCTTGAGCAGAAGTTCGAGGAGGGCCTCCAGTCCGTCCTCGGCTACCGCCAGGCCGCGACCCGCGAGAACTTCCGGACCAACATCGGTGAGACCCTCACCAAGACCCGTCCGGGCCTCAAGGCGCCTGTCACCACGCCGCTGACCCCCTCGTCGAACACCAACTTCGACAACGGGCTGAGCGCCTCGACCTGGACGATCGAGCAGTACACTGCCACGTTGCAGATGTACGGCGACACCCAAGATCTCAACATGGTCACCAACCGGGTGGGCATCGTCGAGCAGTTCCTGCACAACGCCCGCGTCAACGGCGTCCAGTCCGGTCAGTCCCTCGACCGTCTGGCCCGCAACAAGCTGTTCGCGGCCTACATGGGCGGCAACACTCGCGTCCGCACGACCCTGGGCTCGCCGGCCGCCACGATCGCGGTGGACGACATCACCGGGTTCTCGACCGTCCTCGTCAACGGCCAGCCGACCCCGGTGTCCGGCTCCAACCCGCTGAGCGTGACCGTCGGCTCGAACGTCTACTCGCTGACCGGCGTCACCGCTGACGGTTCCAACGTCTCGACCGCCTTCAACGGCAAGTCGGGCACGCTGACCTTCTCGGGCAACGTCACCGTCAACGACGCCACCGCCGGCAACGCGGTCGTCTCGGCCTACGCTCCGCAGATCCTGCGCGCTGGTGGCCGGACCACCACCGCCGCCCTCCAGAGCGGCGACACCCTGACCATGGGTCTCGTGCTCGACGCGGTCGCTCGCCTGCGCTCGAACGCCGTGCCCGCCATCAGCGGCTACTACGACGTCCACCTGGACCCGATCTCCGGTCGCCAGCTCTTCGCCGATCCCGACTTCAAGCTGCTCTTCCAGGGCCAGTCGGCCTCGAAGGAGTTCGCCATGGGCCGCGTGATCGAGCTGCTCGATTGCCGCTTCATCCCGACGACCGAGGCCCCTGTCCAGGCTCACCCCTCGACCGCCGGCCTGAACGTGCGTCGCCCGATCGTCGTCGGCTCCGGCTGCCTGCTCGAGTGTGACTACGAGGGCATGGGCGCGGACGACATCGCCCGCGGCGACAGCATCGTCGACATGGTCGACGGCATCGTCCAGGTCACCCGCGAGCCGCTGGATCGCCTCCAGCAGATCATCGCCCAGTCCTGGTACTGGATCGGCGACTTCGTGTGCCCGTCGGACTTCACGACCAACCCGAGCATCGTGCCCTCCGCCTCGCAGGCTTACTTCAAGCGCGCCGTGACTCTCGAAGTCGCCGGTAACTGATAACGACTGGGGCCGGGCGCTGATGCCCGGCCCTTCTTCTTAGTGGAGGCGCCCATGCCGCTCGGCACACCCTACATCCCTGACACGATCACGGACGTTGCCAACGGCGTTCACGCCGCCCGCACCGCGGCCGCCTTCAGCGCGGCCCACCCGGGCGTCACGCTGACCCCGAGCGCGTCGTTCCGGTTTCACTACAACGGCCACCTTCTGACCTTCACCAAGAACGTGCCGTTCATCACCGACGCCAAGCTCACCGCGGCGCTCACCGCCGCAGGCGCACCGGTGGCGTGATGGCGCGCGCTCCCCGCAAGGCCGAGGCGCCCGAGGCTGCGCCCCAGGCGGATCTGCCCAAGGCTGTCCGGCTCACCCACCCCTACGCCTACTTCACCGACACGAACGTGCTGCGCGCGTGGGATGTCGACCACGTCGAGACCGACGCGGACGAGATCGCGACCCTGATCGAGCGCGGCGCTCCGGTCGTCGAGCACCAAGACTGATACGAGGCTAGGCGATGTCCTTAAGCGCGGCGAGCAAAGTTGATATTCGCCGCCATTGCGGCTACCCGGCCTTCGGCAACCCGAATACTGTCCAGGGCGGCTTCCAGTCCTGGCGGTTTTTCGAGGCTTTTGGCCAGCTTGAGTTCCGCATGAACAATATGGCTCCCGAAGAGGAGACGGTTGTTCTGAAATACGTCACGGAACTCAACACGCTGGAGACCGACATCTTCGGCACGCGCGACAACCTCGACACCAAGAAAGCCGCGGTCTACGAGGCCAACCCGCAGGAGCAGCTCCAGCGCGAGGCGCTCTACGCGAGCTTCCGGCGCAAGCTGTGCGCCTTCCTGGGCGTGCCGGCCGGGCCCGGCCTCGGCGTCAGCGGCAACAGCGCCACGATGGTGGTGTGATGGACGTCGGCACCGTACAGGCCAAGATCTACAAGGGCTACGGCCTGGCCGCCAAGCGGCTCGGCCACGCCTTCACGGTCTACCGCCCGACGAGCGCAGACAAGCCGCTCGATCCCGGCAACATGATCGTCCCGGCGCTGCCCGCGACCTTCACGAGCGCGACCACTCAAGATTTTAACTTCAATCGGTCGAACGACCGCGAGGTGCCGGACTACCACTGCATGGCCGACATGACCGGCCTGGCGGTGACCGACATCTTCGTGCATGCCGATTGGGGCACCTACTTCATCATCGCGCTCGACCCCCTGCTGCCGCCGCGCGCGATCCGCGCGACCAACCTCGTCAGCGTGACGCGGCCGGGTGGCCAGGCCGGCTACGGCGCACAGCCCTACGGCGGCTCGGTGCCGGCGACCGAGGTCGGCGTGATGACCGGCGGCTGGCCCGCGGCGGTCTTGAGCGTCAAGGCCCGCGGCGAGGGCTCGGAGGTCAACCTCCCGGGCGACGTCCGCACGCCCGGCTACACGATCTACATGCCGTACTTCGAGGGCGCGATCCTGCGCTCCTCCGACATCGTCACCGACGATCTCGGGCGCCGGTTCATCCTGTCGTCGGCTGAGTTGACCGACCAGGGCTGGAACTGCGTCACCCGCCAGGCGGAGACCTAGCCCATGGCGGACGAATCCCAGGTTCTCGACACGCTGGTCGGCGTCATCGCCGGCGCGCTCTATCCGAACGGCACCGGTCAGCCCTCGGCGGCCGGCATGCCCTGCCGGGTCTACCGCGGCTGGCCGAACGCGGCGCAGCTCGACGCCGACCTCGCGGCCGGCACGAGCCACGTCTCGATCTTCGCCCGCAACGGTGTCGAGCAAGTCAAGACCCGCTACCTGTGGGATTGGCAACAGATCGCACCACCGGTCCACACGATCACGACCGCGGTCTCCGGCACGACGCTCACGTTCGGCGGTACAATCTCGACGCCGCAGAACGTCGCTGTGCAGGCGCCAGGCGGCGCGACGGTGGTCTATGCCGTCCAAGCCACGGACACGCTCAGCGGCCTCGCTAGCGCAATCCAGGCCCTATTGAGCGCCAAGGGTGTCGCGTGCTCGGCCGCCGGACCGGTCCTGACCGCGCCTGGCGGCTTCACCTTCGCCCGCGTGGCTGGCATCGGCGCGGTGATCCGCGAGATCCGCCGGCAGAACAAGAGCATCCAGGTGACTCTGTGGTGCTCGTCGCCGGGCAACCGTGACGCCGTCGCGCAGGTCATCGACCCCGCGCTGGCGGCGATCAACTTCATCGCGCTCCCCGACGGCTCATCCGGCCTCGTGCGCTACGAGCGGACAACGTCGGACGACGCCCCGCAGAAAGAACTGCTGTGGCGGCGCGACCTGTTTTATTGGGTGGAATACCCAACGACGCAGGTCCAGTCGGCCTACGAGGTCGTCGACGTCATCGCCAACTCCACCGGAAGCCAAGTCCCCCATGCGGCTCCGATCGTGACCACGAATTCATGAGGACCCCATGTTTGAGCTGACCGTTCGCGTCCCCTTCGCGTCCTACCAGAAGGGCGACTTCATCACCGACGCGGCCAAGATCAAGGAGATCCTGGCCTCCGAGCACGCCCACCACGTCGTCAAGGTGCCCGCCGGCGTGCATGCCGCTGCTCCGGCCGCCGCCCCGGCCGCCGAGGCCGCCCCGGCTGACGAGCACTGAGATGCCCGCGGTGGGTCACGTCGACCCCGGCGTGCCGATGGACGTGCGCCTGCGGGTCAACCAGGCCATCGCCTACGCGGTCGCCGGACAGGGCGTCCTGCGCGGCGAGCGCCTGCCCGGCCTGATCGAGCGGGTCGCGCCCGGCGCGCTGACCCCGTTCGCCTTCGAGGGCTACCGGGTCAACGTCGACCTACCCGAGAACACGCACGACGCCCTGTGCCGCGGCGAGATCGCCGTCGAGATCCGGATCGCGTCGCACTAAGCCTTTCTCCGGCGCGGTGAGCCCGCCGGCCCTCCTCAAGACCCGCGACCCCTCTCGCCCTCTGCCCCGCGGCCGATGCCAGCGGCGGAGCGAGACCGCTCGTGCTCACGAGACCGCGGTCTGCTCCCCTAGCGCTGGCAAGTATTCATCCCGGCTTGGGGTGGTGCCTGCGCGCATTCCCCAAGCACAAGCAGGGATTTGAACATGCCCCAGGTCGTCCAGCAGGGACAGATCAATACGGCTGCGCTGAGCGTGGCCGATCTATACATCCAGGTCGTTCCGCCCCAGCTCCTGATCAACGGTGTCGCGACCAACGTCATCGGCGTTGTCGGCACCGCGCAGTGGGGCCCGGTCGGCGGCGCCCCCGGCATCGTCGGCAGCTACCCGAGCCACGCCGCGCAGTACGGCGCGATGAAGGCCCGGACCTTCGACGGCGCCACGGCGGTGTTCAACATCTACCAGCAGGGCGCGGTCCCGGCGGTCAAGTTCGTGCGCGTCACCGACGGCACCGACGTCGCCGCCACCGTCTCGATCCAGACCACCTGTCTGACCGTCACCTCCAAGTACACCGGCTCGCTCGCCAACAGCGACGTGATCTCGATCGGACCGGGCTCGGCCGCCTCCTCCTACCGCGTCGTCGTGGCCCGCCCCGGCCAGGTCGGTGAGGTGTTCGACAACATCACCGGCACCGGCAACGCCCTGTGGGTGAACATCGCTTCGGCGATCAACAACGGCCAGTCCGGCCTGCGCGGCCCGTCGAACTACGTGATCGCGACCGCCGGCGCCGGCACGACCGTTCCGGCCACCGCCAGTTACACGCTGACCGGCGGCACCGACGGCGTGGCTACGATCACCTCCTCGGTGATGGTCGGCGTCGACACCCTGCCGCGCACCGGCCTGTACGCGCTGCGCGGCTCCGGCTGCTCGGTCGCCATGCTGACGGACCTGACGGACTCGACCACCTGGGCGACGCAAATCGCGTTCGGTCTCAGCGAGGGCATGTACATGATCGCGGTCGGCCCGTCGGGCGACACGATCACCAACGCCACGACCGTGAAGACCACCGCCGGCATCGACAGCTACGCCCTGAAGCTCATGCTGGGCGACTGGGTGTACTTCTTCGACAGCACCAACGGCCTGACCCGTCTCGTGCCGCCGCAGGCGTTCGTCGCCGGTCTGCTCGGCAACCTCGCTCCCAACCAGTCCACGCTCAACAAGCAGATCTTCGGCATCGTCGGCACGCAGAAGTCTCAGACGGGTGTCCCGTACACCTCGGCCGAGCTTCAGGCGCTCGCCCAAGCCGGCATCGACGTGATCTGCAACCCGGTCCCCGGCGGCAGCTACTTCGGTTGCCGCAACGGCCGCAATACTTCGAGCAATGCTGCCATTCATGGTGATAACTACACCAGAATGACGAACTTCATTGCCTTTACCATCGCGTCGGGCGTCGGCAAGTATGTCGGCACGCTCCAGACCGAGAGTCAGCAGCGCAAGGCCAAGATCACGCTCGACTCGTTCTTCGCCAACCTCCAGAGCCAGGGCCTGATTGGCGACGTCAACGGTCCGAACGCTTGGAAGGTCCAGCTCGACAAGAACAACAACCCGTTTTCGAGGGTCTCGCTCGGCTACGAGCAGGCCGACGTCGAGGTCACGTACCAGAGCGTGGTCGAATACTTCATCGTCAACATGCAGGGCGGCCAGACTGTCTCGATCGACCGCACGACGACCAGCGTCAGCTTCAACGGCTAAGCGCTCGTCTTCACCGATCCTTCAACCTGCATTGTGAGGCACATCTATGCCTGGTCCTTTTAATACCGGCCGCGACGTATCGATCGACATCGCCGGCCCGAACGGCATCATCAACCTGTCCATCGTCACCGACTTCAACTCGCACCAGATGGTGTCGAAGCTGAAGTCGTCGGCCATCGACGGCGTCACCCGCTTCTTCAACGTCCCGGACGGCTGGGGCGGCTCGGTCGCGCTCGACCGCGCCAACCGCGCGCTCGATGACCTGATCACGCTGTACGAGAACGCCTACTACCAGGGCAGCACGTTCGTGTACGGCTCGATCACCGAGACGGTCCTCGAGGTCGACGGCTCGATCTCCCAGTGGCGCTTCACCAACGTGGTGTTCTCCTGCTCCGACGCCGGCAACTGGCGCAAGGACAGCAACGTCACCCCGAAGCTCGATTGGGAAGCGTCGCGCCGCATCCCGATCCAATAATCCTTTCCGGGGCCGCCGAGCATGAGGCGCGGCGGCCCCGCGCTTTCCCGCGCTGAAGCGCTTAAACCCCTAGGAAACAGATGGCCAAGGTCACCGTCCACGCCGCCGATGCGGCTGAGGTCAAGTCCACCGAGCCCGGCACCGCCCGCGTCGTCGGCCCGTCGGGGCGCACCTACAAGGTCAAGCGCCTGACCCCCTTCGACCGAATGCTGGTGTTCGAGGCCATTGGCTCCGAAGCCAGCCAGAACATTCCGTTTTTGACCTATGCCCTCGTCGCCTTCTCGGTGAAGTCGATTGACGAGGACGAGTCGCTGCCGCGCGCGTCCAAGAACCAGATCATGGCGATCGTGAAGCGGATCGGCGATGACTGGGACGCAGTCAACGATGGTCTGCGCAGCCTGAACCCCGTCGATGACGAGGACGAGCGGGCCGCGATAAAAAACTGACCGAGGCACCCGGCCTCGTCGAGACATTGACACTCGCGGCGGCCGGCGTGCCCTGGAACGTCATCGAGAGCCTCTCCGATCGCATGCGCACCGCGATGTACATCGTCGCAGTCGAGCTGAAGGGCGAGGCCAAGTTCAATTTCGGATCGTGGGCGTGGGACGCGAGGCGGGAGGGTTGAATGGCGCGCACGTTCAACTCGATCTCCGCCTTCGTTGCCTACATGAACGGACGGATCGCAACGCTCCCCGAAGCCCAGAAGCACGGGCTGGAGAAGGCGGCGGCGCACATTGAGGAAAAGGCCAAGGCGGTCATCGGCGGCTATGATTATGGCTGGCCGCAGCTCGCTGATCGCACCCAGGCTGACCGCGTCAACAAAGGGTTCTCTCCAAACGATCCCTTGCTGCGGACCGGCGGACTGAGGGAGTCGATCCAACACAAAGTTGTGGATCACGCGCACGCCGCGGTCGGGTCCGACGATGACAAGGCAGTCTGGAACGAACTCGGGACCGACAAGGCCCCGCCGCGCTCCTTTTTAGGGGAGACCGGCGCGCGGCACGGCAAAGAGGCGGCGCATCTGATCGGCGAAGCCGTCCACGCGCATCTGGCGGGGCGGGGTTAGTGCATGTGCATGAGGCTGCTCGCAACGTCCCAGACGACCCAGAGGATCGCGAGCGACACGATCGCCATGCTCCAACCGAGCCAAGGGCGTCCATCGCGAAATGCCTGAAGTGCGTAGACCGGCATGCCAAGTATTCTTATCACGAATACGACGAAAAATACTGCGACAACGCACGCTATGATCCCGGCAAACATGCTACCCCTCCAGGGCGCGTAACGCCTGTGCCGCAAGGCGGCGAAGCGCTTCTGGCCTCGTCGGCACATCCTCCTGTGCGGCCCTGTAACGGTCAAGCGCCGCGAGTTGATCCGGCTGGAGGCGCACGCCGATTAGTTCGCCGGCCTGCGCCGCGCGCGGCTTTCGTGTTTTCACGTTAACACCGATTGACTGCATCGCGATCACTTGGTATCGTGTTATCACGAAGCACGTACCGGGACAAGGTGATGCACGCTCGCCCGTATTATTGCTCGCCAGCGTGGGCGAAGCTCAGGCGGCAAGCTCTTGAGCGCGACTCGTGCGCGTGCCGGGGATGCGGATCGACTTCGAGCTTGGTTGTCCACCATCGGAGATATGCGGAGACGCCGGGAGAAGAGACCGTCGACGATCTGACAACTCTCTGCCAGCAGTGTCACGGCGCAATAGAGACGGTCATCCGGCGCCGCGGGTACGGCGAGCGCCGAGCGGAGGAAGTAAAGCGGCTGTTGAGCAGCAAGCGCCCACCGAGACCGAAGGTCGCAAGGAAGGGGCAACGATCAGATATCTTGCCGCAGTTGCCGGAGTTACTCGAATACGACGCCGGAACGGGCAAACTATCTTGGAAAGTTTCGCGCTCAAATAAGATCAAAGTTGGGCAAGAGGCGGGAAGCACAAACTCTCTCGGGTATAGAATTGTCAGCATAAGCAGATTCTATTGCTATACGCACCATATCGTTTGGTATCTCCACCATGGAGAATGGCCGCCAAATGAAATTGACCACATAGATCGCGATCCTAGCAACAATAGGATCGAGAATTTGAGACTCGCCACTCGCGCTCAGAACAACCGAAACGTCCACAAGGGTCGCCTAAACAAGTTCGGGTACACGGGGGTATACGCTCTCGGGCCGGATAGATTCCAGGCGAAAATAAGCATCGGAAGGAAGATGGTCTATCTTGGTTCATTCGAAACCAAGGAAGACGCGGCGCGCGCCTACAACAAAGCCGCAGTGATGTATCGCGGCGAGTTTGCGTGCTTAAATGATGTTCCAGACAGTTGACGCGCAGCGAGAGTAGATCATGGACGTTTATAAAATTTCGACGTCCATCGATGTCACCGGCAACGTAACGCGCGAACTGAAGGCGATCCTCGGTTCTTTCGAGAAGATCGAGAACCACGCCAAGAGCGTCAAGACCCATATCGACTCGTGGGGCGGCTCGATCCAGCGCGTGCTTGGCGAAGTGCGCTCTTTGTCACGCGCCATGGCCGGGCTGAGCAAGCACGGCGGCTCGAACGCTACGCATTCTTTCGCGCTCGGGTTCAACGCGAAGCACGTTCTGGACGACGTCAAGAAGATTCAGGAGGCGCTCAAGGGCGTCCGCACGGGCAACGGCGGCGCTTCACGCAGCTTCAGCTCTTGGGCGACGAGCCTGAGCAACTCCGCCAGCGCGGCGGAGCGCTTGGAGCGCGCCCTGGCCGGCGTCCGTAGCCACGCCCCCGGCGGGTCACCCGTGCGTGTCACGGGCGGCGGCGGATCTGGCGGCGGCCATCGGCGCGGCGGCTGGCATGACGGCCACTACTACAACCACGAGGCGCGCAGCGCGACCACCATGGTCGGCTCGGCCGGCGTCCCCACAAGCGCCATCCACGGCGTCGAGGAGATGCTCAAGCTCGCGGGCGGCGTTGACCAAGTCGCGGCGATCCAGCGCCTCCAGGGCGGCATGTCGGGCGGTCGCCCGATGGGCAGGTCCCAGCTTGAGGCTGAGATCGCGCGCAACAAGGAACTCGCCTACGCGACGGCATTCTCGCAGCGGTACACAACGCCGCTGGAGAACATGAAGACGATCACCGACCTGGCCGATCTCGGCAAGGGTGATTACGCAGAGGCGCGAGCCCTGCTGCCCGCCATCGCCAAGATGAACTTCGCCACAAGCCTGCTCGGCGACGAGGAGGTGAAGGCGCGCGTCAACGACAAGGGCCAGTCGCGTTTCCTCGCCCGCGGTCTCGACCAGATGGGCGTGATGGCCAAGTCTGAGGCCGAGCAGCACGCCTACTTCGACGCCGTGACACGCGGCGTGGTCGGCACGCGCGGTATCTTCAACGGCAAGCAGTTGTTCAACGCTGTCCAGCACTCGGGCGGCACGGCCACCGGCTGGTCTCCGGAGTTCGTCGGCGGCGTCCTGCCGATGTTCACCGAGCAGATGAACGGCGGCGCGTCGGGCGACTCGATCTACATGTTCGCCAAGCACCTGCTCAAGGGGCAGATGTCGAACACGACCGAGTCCGACGAGCTTGTCAGCCTCGGTCTCCAGAAGGACAGCAACCGGCGCGGAAAGAAGGACTTCGAGTCCGGATCCATCGTCGGCGCGGATGTTCTGAAGAAAGACATCTATCAGTGGTACAAGCAATACTTTAAGACCGCCCTGGCCTCGAAGGGCATCACCAGTGACGAGGGTATCGACAAGGCGATTGATAATCTCAGCTTCGCGAAGAACTACGCGAAGATGTTCCACGAGATGCACGCCAACGAGAAGAACATCGACGCCAACCTGAAGCGCTTCAACGCGCAGGGCAGCATCGATGGTCTCATCAACGAGACGATGGGCGGCCAGCTCCAGCAGTTGACGCAGAGCACCAAGACCTTCCTCTCGGTCTTGGCGGACGCCAAGGTCGGTGAGGCCGTGACGGGTTTGGATGCCCTGAATACGGGGATCTCCAACCTCGCCAAGACCCTGCACAGCGACCCGGATTCCGCCACCAAGGTGTTCGGCGGCGTTGCGGCTGCGGCTGCCGGCGCGACCACCCTCGGCGTCATCGCGCTTGCCGCGGCGGCGTTCGCGGTCGGCGGCCCGATTGCCGTGCTCGTCGCCGGCATCGTCGCCGTTGCGACCTACGTCGCAGCGACCGACTGGGAAGGACTGGTCAAGAAGTTCAACGGGCTGAAGGAGGGCATCGGGCTGGGCGGCAAGGGCCCGGCCGGCGTGACCTCCAACCCCGGAGACCTGTTGCCGGGCCTCAGCGGGATCGAGAACGAAGGCAAGAAGGCCGCAGAAGCCCAGAAGGGCGTGGCCGAAGGCTCCAAGCAGATCTCCGACAAGGCACCTGAAGCCAAGTCGTGGCTGGAGCGGCTCGGCGACGCCATGATGGACATGGCGCGGAAGGCATATGCTTCCGGGGCCGTGATCGGTCAGATCAACTTCGGCGGCGGGGGAGGGGGCGGCAGCCTCATCCAAAAGGCCAACTTCACCCCGGGCGGCGGCGGCGGTCTCGGCTCCGGGATCGGCGGCAATGGCATCGTGCCTCCCGGCATCACGGGCAGCGACGCCAACCTGCTCGGGCTGATCTCGAAGTACGAGAGCGGCGGCCGGAACGTGATGAACTACATCGGCGACCGGACGCACACGGCGCAGGGCTACTACCAGATCACCAACTCGAACTGGCGCAAGATCGCGCCACGGCTCGGGATCACGGCGCCCAACGCCATGTCGGCGAGTCTGGCGGATCAGGCCCGTGTTGCCCAGGTCCTGCTGCACAACGGTAAGGGCATCCGGAACTGGTCGGATTACAACCCGCGGCTCCGCGGTGCGCTCCAGCGCGGCGAGACCTATCACGGTCCTGCTGTCCCACCGCCTCCGCCCGCCCCTGCCCGCGGCGAGCAGAGCGTGCAGTTGCACGTCGACGGCCAGAGGCTCGCGTCGATCATGACCCGGCACCAGTTCAAGACCGGCAACAGGCCGGCGACGGGCGCCAACATCGCCGATTCATCTGAGCTGTATCCGGTCGTCGGCTAACAAAAGGCAAGTCGTTCATGGCCGTTACATTGGGCGGCTTCGCCTTCAACTTCATGGAAATCCCGGAGGAAGTCCCTTTCTCCGGGCCCAAGCATCTGATGGTGCATCACCTGATCGGTGGCGACCGTGTCTTCGATGACATGGGCGACAACCCCGATCCGATCGAGTGGACGGGTGTGTTCCTGGGCGGCGACGCTGCGGACCGCGCCCGTGAGCTTGACGCGATGAAGCTGGAGGGCGGGCAGTACCTGCTCACCTGGGGAAGCTTCGCCCGCCAGGTCGTCATCCGCCATCTGAAGCTGCGCTACCACTTTGAGTTTCGCGTCAGCTACTCGATCTGCGTCGAGGTGGTGCCCACCCAGGCGGCGGCGGGCGGCTCGATCGGCGACCTGCTCGCCGGCGACTTCGCCAGCCTGGCCGGGATGGGGCTCGACGACGCCACTGCGGCGCTCGTCGGCACAGCGCAGGACGCCATCGCGGGCGCGGCAGCCGCTGCCGCCTCCGGCCAGTTCGCCGACGCGCCGGTCTACGCGCTGATCAACGCCTCCGGCGCGGTCTCGGCTGCGGCCAATACCCTCTACGCGGCGCGGGATGCTGCCGACGCCGCGCTGCCGGAGGGTGACATCTCGGTCCTGTCCGGCCTGTCGCCGGCGGACGCGAGCGCGGCGCTCCTCAATCTCGCTGTCGGCGCCGGCGCGCTGTCCGACGCCGCGACCGCCGCGGGCTATCTCGGCCGGATCGCCGGCAACGTCGCGCTCTACGGGGGCTGATCCATGACCACGGTCCCGGCGCGCACGCCGAGCGGGGTGCGGACGATCACGGTCGTCAACGCCAACCTGTTCCAGATCGCCGAGCAGGAACTGGGTGACGCCACCGCCTGGGGGCAGATCGCCGACATCAATTCCGTCCCGGGCGTCGCCCCGGACTTCATCCTCACTGGACCCGCGACCCTGATCCTGCCGCGCGCCAATGCCGGATCGGATGACGGCACCGTCGGCGTCGCGCCAGAGCAGATCCTCTTCGGGACCACCTGATGCCATCCGAGGCCCGCAGCCCCCGCGCGCAGATCCTGATCGACGGCCAGGCGACCCCCTTGGTCGAGTTGACCGTCAACACCTCACGGCACGCGCGCGCGGACACGTTCCAGGGCTCGACCGCGCTGCAAGCGACGGGGCGCGACCTCGGCTACTGGGCGAGCGTCGGGCCGGTCGAGTGCATCGTCCAAGCCTGCAACGACGAGGGCGAGGGCTACGTCACGCTGCTGAAGGGCGTCCTCGACACGGTCGAGGTCCGCGCCGATGCCCGCGAGGGCGCCAAGATCCATTTCTCCGGCCGGGACAACTCGGCCAAGCTGATCGACAGCAAGGTCACGGCCAAGCACCTGAACAAGAAATCCAGCGAGATCGTTCAGGAGCTTGCTCAGAAGTACGGGCTTCAGGCTGAGGTCGACGACACGGGCGACGATGCCGGCAAGGTCCATACGCAGGACAATGCCCACCTCGTCGACAACGACACGGCCTGGAACACGATCGCGCGGCTCGCCGAGCGCGAGGGCGCGTTCTTGTACTTCAAGGACGACACGATTTATTTCAAGCTGCCGGGCAGCGACAGTTCCGGTGGGACCTACCCGATCCGGTTCGTGCCGCCGAGCGAGGACAGCATCGCGGACGGCAATATCATCGCGATCCAGCTCACGCAGAACGTCCACCTGAACAAGGGCGTCAAGCAGACGGTCAGAAGCTGGCACACGCGCAAAGAAAAGAACATCGTCGTGACCAAGGACGCGCAGGGCGCCTCCGGTCAACCGCTGGAGTTCATTGAGCACATCCCCGGGCTGACCGACGATCAGGCCGATAAGATCGCGACCAAGCGGCAGATCGAGCGCCAGCGCCACGAGATGCAGATCGAGGTGATCATGCCGGGCGATGTCAGCTTCGACCCGCGGATGATGATCGCGCTGTCCGGAACGGGGTCCGCTTGGGACCAGCAGTATCACTGCAACACCTGCACGCACACGTTCAGTGCGTTCAACGGCTACGTGATGCGGATCTCCGCGCAGAACAAGAAGGGCGGCGAGGGCGGCGAGGACACCGGAGCGGGCGGGACGGACCCAGCCAGCATCCCCGAGACAGCCGGGCCGAACGCGCCGCAGGCCGTGCCGCTGCCGCCGACCCGTCCGCAGGGCCTGTGAGGCGCCATCATGCACATGGAGCAGATCAAGGGCCTCGTGCGCCTTGAGGTCGAGCGCGTCATGGCGCGGCGCAAGCACAACCGCAACGCGGTCGTGACCAGCGTCGACCCGGACACCTACTCGGCCAAGGTGCGCTACGAGCCGCACGACCCGAACGACCAGGACAACGCCGAGGGCGGCTGGATCCCGATCCAGGCGGTCGCGAACGGCAAGGGGTTCGGGATCTACTCGCTGCCGAAGGTCGGGCAGCCGGTCGAGGTGGCGTTCGACATGGGCGATCACGAGACCGGGCGGATCGTCCAGCGGCACAGCAGCGAGCAGAACCAGCCGCCGCAGAACATGAAAGAGGGCGAGCACTGGTTCGTCCACGAGACCGGCTCGGCGATCAAGTTCGCGCAAGACGGCACCGTCAGCATCCTCGGCGCGGGCTCGATCCCGAACCGGCAGGGCAAGGACGCCACGACCGGCAAGGACGGCACGAGCCAGCAGAACCAGCAGCCGCAGGGCAAGCAGACCTTCACGGTCTCGCCCGACGGCAGCTTCAGCTTCGCCCATAAGGGCGGCACGACGATCACCGTCGACAAGAACGGCGCGGTGACGATCAAGGCCAAAGACCAGGCGGTGACGGTCGACGCCGGCTCCGGCTCGATCACCTACAAGGGCTCGAGCCACAGCTTCCAGGGCGCGGTCTCGGCCGACGGCGCGATCTCGGCGCAGGGCAACATCTCGTCGTCCAGCCAGATCTCGGCGCTCAGCATGCTCGCCGGCGGCAAGTCGGTCCTCACCACCCCATAAGGAGGCGGCGTGGCCGACCTGTTTCATTTCTGGGGCGGCGATCTTGCGCTGTCCCCGACCGGCGACCTCGCGACCGCCTCGGGCGCCATGCGGGGCGAGCAGCGGATCATCCGCCGCCTCTGCACCAACGGCCAGGACGCGATCGGCCAGAAGGTCGGCGAGTACCTGTTCCACCCGGACTACGGCGCTGGCCTGCCGCGCTACGTCGGTCAGCCCGGCGTCGCGGCGCGCGCCGAGGGCGTGTCGCGCGAGCAGATGCTGAACGAGGAGGCGGTCGTGCAATCGCCGCCACCGGCGGTCACGGCGACCCAGGACCAGCTCGGCACGCTGACGATGACGATCTCGTACACCGACGCGCCGTCCAAGACCCCGCGAACCCTCTCTTTCGATGTGAGCGCGTAGCCCCATGGCAGCCCCGAAGACCAAGAAGCTCGCGACCCTGGTCTCGGACTTTTCCGCTGCCGCGCAGGCTGCCAGCCAGACCACGCTCGACTTCACCAAAGGCTCCGTCTTCCTCGCGCTGGCTGAGGCTTCGGCCGGTCTCGGGGCGTGGTTGCAGAAGCTGTACCTGTTCGCGCTCTCCGTCACCCGGCTCACCTCGAGCCAGGGCGTCTGGGTCGACAGTTTCGTCTCGGCGTTCGGGATGACGCGGCTCGCTGCGGCCGCCGCGACCGGGCTCGTCAACTTCACCCGCTACAGCGCGATCGGCACGATCACGATCCCGGTCGGGACGCAGGTCGCCACCACCGACGGCACGCAGGTCTTCCAGGTCGTCGCCGACACGACCAACGCGGCCTACAGCGCCGCGAGCAACGGCTACCGGCTCCTGGCGGGCGCGCTCACCGTGCCCGTCAAGGTCCAGGCCCTCACGGCCGGCACCGGTGGCAACGTCAGCGCCGGCACGATCACGAAGCTCAAGTCGAACGTTGCCGGCATCGACGCGGTGGTCAACGCGGCGGGGTTCACGAACGGCATCGGCCAGGAGAGCGACCAGGCGGTCAAGATCCGCTTCCCGCTGTTCATCGCCTCGCTGCGCCGCGCCACCCGCGATGCGCTGAGCTACGCGATCTCGGCGCTCGGCCTCAATCTCCAGTCCAGCTTCTACGAGTTCACCGACACGACCGGCGCGGTCAACCAGGGCATGAACCTGATCTACGTCGATGACGGATCGGGCGCTCCGCCGGCTGCCACCGTCCAGGCCGCCGCCGCCGCGGTGGACGGCTACCGCGCCTTCGGCGTCCGGGTCGGCGTCCTCGGGGCGAGCCTGCTCCAGGCCAACGTGCAGATGACGGTCACGGTCGCGGCCACCTACTCGGCACCGGCCGTCCAGGCTGCCGTGGTCGCGGCGATCACCAACTACATCAACGGCCTCGGCCTCGGCGCCCCTTTGCGGTTCACGCGGCTTGAGCAGATCGCCTACGACACATCGCCCGGCGTGACCAACGTCTCGGCGATCACCGTGAATGGCGGAACGTCCGACCTCGTGCCGGTGCAGGGCCAGACGATCAAGACCAACAACGTCCTCATCTCGACGACAAGCTGAGGCGCCTATGGCCACACCCGATATGCCAGGGCGGATCCGGGGGCTTCTGCCGCCCTCGTGGTTCCCGCCCGGCGCAACCCCCGTCCTCGACGCGCTGCTCGCCGGCCTCGGCTCGCCGATCACATTCGCTTACAACCTCTACAGCTTCGTCACGGCCCAGGCGCGGCTCTCGACCTCGGTCGGCGCGTTCCTGGACTTGTTCGCGCTGGATTTCTTCGGCGCGAACCTGCCGCGCCGCGCGGGCGAGACCGACGACAGCTACCTGCCGCGGATCCAGTCCGAGCTGCAACGCGACCGCGTGACCCGGGCCGGCATCGCGAAGGCGCTAACCGACCTGACCGGCTCGGCGCCGACGCTCATCGAGCCGTGGAACACCGGCGACTGCGCCTCCGTCGGCGTCTCGTTCGGGGCGGGCATCGGCTTCCCCGTTGGATCGCTCAGCCTGCCGAACCAGGTGTTCGTCACCGTCCACACGCCCGGCTACTCCGGCGTCCCGAACGTCGCCGGCATCGGGACAGGCGGCGGCGGCGTCGGCGTCGGCGCGCTCACCCCGATCGGGTCGACCCGCTCCGGCGGCGTCTCGAACGCCGAGATCTACGCGACCATCGTGCGCAACACCGCGGCCGGCGTGCGCGCCTGGACCCGGATCGTCTGACCAGCCGCCCAATCCCCTTCAACCCCGTCGCTTGAGCCCCGTGCGTGACCCGCGCGGCGATGCCGTGCGCGCGTGAGGACCTCATGGATCGTCAGGTAACACAGACTGGGGCGCTGATCCCGAACGCCACCCTACTCGGCGGCGAGAAGGCCAAGCTCGTCGGGCTCGGCTACGCGCTTCAGGCCGCGCTCGGCACCGGCACTGTCGTCGACGGGCTCGCCCTGTCGGCGACCGCGCCGGCCTCGCTCTCCGTCGTGGTCGGCCCCGGCTCGATCATGACCTACGCGGCGGTCGATCCGAGCGCAGCCTTCGGCGACCTCGGGACCGATACGACCCACTTCACGATGAAGCAGGGCCTGCTCCAGGAGCCGGGCCAGCCGCTGACGCTGACCCCGCCCTCGACCGCCGGCTACAGCCAGGTCTACCTCGTGCAGGCGGCCTACCAGGACCAGGACAGCTTCACCGTCCTGCCATACTACAACGCCTCCAACCCGGCCGTGCCGTATAACGGCCCGAACAACTCCGGCAACGCCAGCCTCACACTGCGCTCCGGCCAGTGCGTGGTCGGCCTGAAGCCGGGCACGGCAGCCACGACCGGCACGCAGGTCGCCCCGAGCCCCGACCCGGGCTATGTCGGCCTCTACCTGATCACCGTCGCCAACGGCGCGACCCAGATCACCTCGGCCAACGTCGTCCTCTATCCGACGGCGCCGTTCCTCGACCTGAAGCTGCCGCAGGTGCGCGCGGCGATCCAGGCGCAGGTCGGAAACTACGCCGAGGACACGGGCAGCGCGAACGCGATGGCGGTGACGCTGCCGGTCTACACGCCGGCGACGCTGCCGAAGGGGCTGCCGCTCCGGGTCAAGAAGTCGGCCAGCGCCAACACCGCTGCGCTGACCGTTCAGGTCAACGGCACGACCTACCAGGTCCTGACCGAGGCCGCGGGCGCGCTCACGGGCGGAGAGTGGCTGGGTGGCACCATCCGGACGCTCATCTATGACGGCACGAACTTCCGCTTGAGCGGGGTCAGCGCGACGCAGAGCAACACCGTCGCGGTCGGCCTCAACACGGAGTTCTGGCGCGGCCAGAAGACCGCCCAGCAGAGCCTGCCCTTCAGTGCGACGCTCTATGACGTGACCTGGGCCGGCAACACGGCTCCAAGCTGGGCGACGTTCGACGGGAGCAACGTCGTCCTAACCGTGACGCAGGCGCGTCGCGTTCTCGTCACCGCCAACCTGAACATCGGCATCTACTCCAGCGCCTCCGGGTTCGCGGACGCGGCCGTGTTCCTCATGATCAAGCGCGTAGGCGATGCCTCGTTCTCGTGCATGTACTCCATGGGGGAGTATTACACGACAGACTCAAACACCTACGGCAGCTTTACGCCGCAGTTCGATGGGTATGTTGCCGACCTCGCGGTCGGAGATCAGATCAAGATCCAGGTCTACACGAACGGTCGCTACTGGAGCTATTCCAATATCGACGTGCCGAATGCGCTGACGGCACCTGCTGCAAACGGATTTCAGTCGACCAATACGTGGCAGATGATGGTCGTCAAGTAGACCGGAGACCCGACATGCAGCCCATCGAATTTATAGCCCAGTACGTGGGCATCCCGGTCGAGACGTTTCAGGCGTCCCGGATGGCGGACCTGCCCTTCCAGATCTCAAGCGATGCAGACGGTCATCACTTGAGCATCACGCACTGGGACAGTTCCCGCCTGAACGGCAAGATCCAGCCGTCGGACAGCGACCTCAACACCGCTCTCGGACTGCCCACGCCGATCGAGGCTCTCGCGTCCCGTCTCGTCGCCGCTGCCGCCGCCGCAGCCACTGCGGTCTCCGCGCAGGTCGTGCCGGACAGCACGCACCTGACGGCATACCTCAACGTGGCGGCCATCGTCGGCCCGGCCGCGACGCTGCCGACCGTGGAGCCGTGGAAGACCGCGTTCGCCAGCCTGGCGACCGCCAACGGGTTCGGGGCGGACCTCCAGGGCTTCGCCACGCTCGCGGTCTCGGTCGGCGCCATGTCGGCGTCGCTGTCTGCGCTGGTGACGTCGGTCTCGGCCGCCGCCCACCAAGCGACGGCATCCGTCGCGGCCGCGACCGCCGACAAGGCCGCCGCCGCCTACCAGGCCGCCGTCAGCTCCCTGGAGGCCGCGCTCGAGACATTCTCGAGCGGCCTCGCGGCCCTGGTCGCCGCCCTCAACGGCGCGGGCCTGACCGTGACGATCGCGGCACCGGCGGAGATCAGCATCGCGGGGATCAACGCCTAACGCGACCCCGCGCCCTTGACCGACCCGCCCCAACAGAGCGCCTATGTCGAACATTCTCAAGCTGCCGCTCGTCGCGCTCACGATCGAGATCGGGACGAACGAGCCCCTGACCGATGCCTGGGGCTACGTCGATAGCTCAAACAACCCGATCTCGGGCGCCGGCATCACGCTCCAGTTCATGGTCAGGACGACGGCGAGCGACCCGGCCGCCCTGATCGTCGCCTCGAACGTCTCCGGCGCCATCAATGGCGTCGCGCAGAACGGCACGATCGCGTGGGGCGGCGCGGGCGGCAACATCGTCGTGCCCAACATTCCAGTCTCGGTGATCGGCGGCATGCCGCCCGGCACCTACGCGGGCGAGGTCTTGGCCATCGCCGATGGCTATCAGCGCCGCATCGCGGAAATCACGCTCATTATCGACCAGGGGATCGTGCGATGATCACAGCCGGACCGACCATCGTCGGGCCGACGGCCCAGTCCGCCCTGGCTGCCCTTGTCGGCCCGGCGGGCGAGAGCGCCTACGCGCTGGCCGTCGACAATGGCTACACGGGGACGGTCCAGCAGTGGCTCGCCTCCCTCGTCGGCCCGGCCGGCTCGGCCGGCTCGCTCGGCCCGGCGGGGCCTGCCAACAACCTTGTGGTTGGCACCATCCAGACGAGCGCGCCCGGCACGCAGGCCGTCGTCACGCTCAGCGGCACGTCGCCCAACCAGTTCCTGAACATGACGATCCCGGCGGGCAGCCCCGGATCGAGCGGCCCGACCGGCCCGCAGCCCTGGCAGTCTCCGCCCGTCGCGTGGCTCGCCTCGACCGTCTACACGGCGACCCCGCCCGCCTCCTGCGTCACGTATAACGGCGGCTGCTACGTCTGCTCGACGAGCCACACGTCCAGCACGAGCTTCGATGCCTCCAAGTGGATGCAGATCGCGGCGGCCGGCACCGCCAACAACGCGGTCAGCATCACGCCGCAGACCCTCACCGCTGGGCAGCAGGCGCAGGCGCTCGCCAACCTCGCGCTGTCCGCAACCAACTTCTGGATGACGGAAATCCAAGTCGCGACCAGCAAGGGTTCCTACTTCGGCCTGCTCGACGGCATCGCGGACGGGTTCGCCGACAGCTCCGGCATCGACACAGCGAACGCGGTCAATGCGAACGTGCAGGGCGGGACCGTCCTCAACATCGCCACGGATCTGAACGCCAAGGCGCTGCTGCACTTCGACGGGGCCAACAACAGCACGACGTTTACCGATGCGGCCGGGCACACATTCTCGCCTACCGGCGCCGCAAAGATCTCTACAACGCAGTCGAAGTTCGGCGGCTCTGCGCTGTCGATTACGAACACGACTGACGCCCTTACATCTGCGGCTTCGACCGATTTCAACGTCGGCACTGGCGACTACACGCACGAAGGTTGGATATATCTAACGCAGCTTGCTTCGTCGCAGTCTCTGTTTTCGTTTGGAACCTCTTCTAACTACACGCAAGCATACTACGGCGGGTCAACGGGAACTGTGTATGTCTACAACAATGGGTCAGTCATTATTACAGGATCTACAGTTTTAGCTGCCAATACTTGGTATCATGTCGCTGTATCGCGTGCGTCTGGCACAACGCGCTTGTTTGTGAATGGCGTGCTCAACGGTACAGCCGCCGACACAAACAATCTCACAGCCGCTGGCGGCAACCAAGTTATCGTCGGTAACAGCTTTGCTGGAAACGCAGCACTAGCAAGTTACTTTGACGAATATCGCTTCTCGAACATCGCGCGGTACACGGCGGCATTCACCCCTCCCGCAGCGGCGTTCAATTACGGGACATCCGGAGCCCTCACGTTGCCGTCGATCGGCTACGCGCTCCAGTCGATCCCGACCAAGGGCTCGATCCGGATCCGCGCCAAGGCAACGGCCAACACGATCACGCCCAACACCAACTTCATCGCCTCGCTCTCGCGCAACGGGACGATCGGCGGCGGCAACTCCGTCGATGTCTCGCTGGCGCTGACGGCGACCCTGCCGGACGGCTACAGCCACTTCGAAGCCAACGAGGTCGACCTGACCGGGCTGACCTCTGGCTTGACCCTCAAGGGTCAGCTTCGCACGGTCGGCACGTCGCTCGGCGTCGCGGTCAAGGGCTGGCGCATTCTCGGCCACTAATCCCTCCAGCAACGAGAACCGAGCATGCGCGTCGCGATTGTCCTCGCCGGCCTGCTGCTCTGCGCTTCGGCGCAGGCGCAGACCTACAGTCCGCCATGGCAGGCGAGCATCGCCGGCACCGGCACGCCGGGGCTCAGCAATGCGCCCCTGATGTTCTGGACGCAGCCGGTGACGGCGCAAGCCGCGCAGCAGCCCGCGATCTGGGCCTTCCGGGACGCCTCTGCGGTCCCGGCCGGCAATCCCGGCCAGACCTACAAGGCGCTCTGGGCGCTCGGCGTCAGCGGCTACACCAGCCCCGGCTATGAGTGGACGCTGACTGGCGAGCTGCACAACCAGACCCGCGCCTCGACCGGCGCGCAGAACGTCGCCGTCAACGGTACGGCGTGGCGCGACAAGACCGACGACGGCAGCCCGACATCCTCCTCGTGGGGACTGAACGGCAACTGCGTCGACAACACGGGTGAGAGCCCGCCGACGGCGGCCTGCATCGGTGCGGAGTTGGATGTCGGCGGCGCGGTCGGTCCCGACCCGAACCGGCAGCGGGTCATCGCCCATGCGGCCGGCAGCGGCCAGCCCGGCAGCCATATCGGCTACGGATACGTCGTCTCCCCGACGCCGGGCGTGACCATCGACCGTGCTTTCAGCACCGCCAACGTCGGCGCCTCCTTCGGCATCGGCCTCGACCTCGCCGGCGCCTCGTTCAGCGGCGCGGCGATCCTGATGGCGCCCGAGCAGTGGCTCGGCCTCGACGGCAACGCCAACGGCGGCTTCGGACACTTCCTCGGCTTCCACGCCGGTCAGGTCATCATCATGACCCCGTTCGGGCCGGTCTTCCGGCTCGCGGACGATGGCGCCGTCTACCTCGGCCGCGTCGTCGAGCAGATCCCGCACGTCCCGGCCTCGTCCAGCTCGCCCTGCGAGACCGGCGAGCACGCCTGGGATCAGAACTACGAATACCGCTGCGTCGCTCCGAATAGCTGGCGGCGCGCCGCGCTCAGCGCCTGGTAGGGAAATCCATGACCATCTCGCCGAAGTGGCTCGTCTTGGCGCGCGCCGAGATGGGCACCCATGAGGGCGCAGGCGCGTCCAACAACCCGCGCGTGGTCCGCTACTTCGCGGATGCGGGCTTCCCCGGCATCAAAGCCGATTCAGTCCCGTGGTGCGCCGGCTTCGTTGGCGCCATGCTCCACCGCGCCGGTATCAAGCCATCCGGCAGCCTCCTGGCTCTTTCCTACGAGCACTGGGGCGTCGCCCTCAAGGCGCCGGTCCTCGGCTGCGTCGCCACGAAGCGGCGTGTCGGGGGCGGCCATGTCGGCTTCGTCATCGGCGCGAATGCCCACGAGGTGATCCTGCTCGGGGGCAATCAAGGCGATCGCGTCTCCATCGAGAGCATCCCGCGCAACGAGATCACCGCCTACCGCTGGCCGGCGGGCGTGCCTGTCCCGGCTAAGCCGAACCTGCCGACCACGATTGCTGGCGCCGCGAAGGGCGTCTCCGAAGCCTAATCCCTCAATTCCGGAGCAACACGATGTCCCGTGCCATTCGCGCGGCGCTGGCGCTTGCCTGCGTCGCCCCGCTCATCGCTGCCTGCAACCTGACCGCGACCTCCGCGCAGATCTCGGCCGCGCTCAACCCGTCGACCGCGACCGGCGCAGAGGCGACCACGGTGGCGACCGCGACCGGTTCGGCCGCCTTCCTCGCCAAGGTCCGCGCCTATGCGGCCGCCGCCTGCAAGGTCGAGCCGTCGATGTCGGCCGTCGCCAAGATCGCCGCGGCCCTGGCGCCGTCGTCCGAGGCCGCGATCGTGACCGCGACCGCTGTCGCCGACGCCTTCTGCCAGCCGGGCGTGAAGGTCACCGCGGCCGCGCTGACCCTCAAGAAATCCGAGCCCAAAGCCGCTGAGCCGAAGCCGGGCGACCCCGTGAAGAAGCTGATCGAGGTCAACGGCAAGCTGATCCAGGTCGACGGCACGAAGGTGAAATGATGGCCGCTGAAATCGTCATCCCCTACGGGGACATCATCGTCCAAGCCTGCGACCTGCTGTTCAAGATCGTCGAGACCATCGCGGTCGTGGCGATCCCGGCCTACGTCGCGAAGCGCTTCGGCCCGATCGCCGGCATGATCGTCACCGAGCCCATGGTCCGGGCCCAGCTCGACGAGGCGCGCAACGTCGGCATCAACGCGGTCGCCGGCGCGGCCAAGCATCAGACGATCCAGATCAAGGGCGTCCCCGAGGTCGTCGCCACGGGCGTCAACCACATGATCGCCCGAGCCGACGTCAACAAGGTCGCCGCCTACGCCTTGAGAGCGGCCGGCGGCCCCGAGGGCGCGGCGAAGAAGATCTGGGCCGGTCTGCACCTCCCGGCTGACGCGACGGCGGAGAACAGCCTCGCCCCCGCACTCCAGAAGATCGTCGCGACCAAGCCCGCCGGACGCTGACGCCGACCTCCTCAACCGGCGAAGGACCGCGCCCGTGAACAACCTCGATCCCAACGTCATCATCGAAATCAGTTCGAAGATCTCTGCGATCGACGAGCGGACACGGGCGCTACAGCAGGCCGACGCGCAGGCGCAGGTCAATGCGGATCACCGCCACCGCAACGTCATGGCGGCGATCGAGACCTTCGTGCCGCGACGCGAGATCGAGGCCGAGCACAAGGCGATCCGGGCCTACGCCGAGGAACTCGCGCAGGACACCAAGGAGCACTGCGACACCAACCGCGAGACCGTGCTGACGCGCGTGACCGTGGTCGAGGACTCGCTCGGCGACATCCACAAGACCGCCAAGAGCCTGCGGAACTGGGTGCTGAGCGCACTCGGCAGCGGCTTCCTCGGCGGCCTCGGGCTCCTCGCCACGCACTTCCTGCACCTGAAGGGGTGGGCTGAGTAATGACGGACGGGGCGCGCGCGCAGGCTGAGCGCGAGATCGCAGCGGTCAATGCCGCCATGATGGAGGGCTGCGGGCTCGGGTTCTGCTCGACCAAGCCGTCCGCCATCCGTGTCGCGGCGCGCCAGCTCGGCGTTGACCGCAACGGCTTCCGCGAGCGTGTCGGCACGCCGGATATTCCGGGGCGGCACTTCCAGCGCTTCGGCCTCATGCCGGACTGGTCGCTGGCGGCCAAGGCGGGGACGGTCGTCACCCCCGAGCCGATCATCGTCCCGGAGGCGCCGCGCTGGACCGCGCCGAAGATGTCGGAGTGGCGCAAGCCCGGCGAGGCGTTGAAGGCGCGCGCCAACACCGATGACGTGCTCACCGTGCTGGCGATCGGCGACGCGCACGACAAGCCCGGCCTGTCGAAAGATCGCTTCACCTGGATGGGTCGTCTGGCCGCCGACAGGCGCCCCGACGCCATCGTCTCCATCGGCGACTGGGCGGATCTCGGTAGCTTGTCGATGCACGAGCCACCCGGATCCGCGCGTCAGGCCGCGATGACGACCTTCGCGCAGGACGAGGAGAGCCTGTACGAGAGCCTTGAGGCATTCCACAAGGATCTCGGCATCGGCTCGATCCCGACGTGGATCACGCTGGGCAACCACGAGAACAGGGCGCATCGCGCCGCCAATCTCGACCCCCGGCGCTGCTCGGACATCCCGGATCGCGTCGAGCAGGCTTACGCCCGCCACCGGTGGCAGAGCGTCGAGTTCGGGAAGTTCCTGACCCTCAGCGGCTGCTCGTTCGTCCATGTCCCCTTGAACATCATGGGTCGGGAGATGGGCGGAATGCACTTGGAGCGCTCCGTCGCCAATCACGCGACTGGCAGCGTCGTGATGGGCCACACTCATCGCCGCGGCATGTTCTCGGCAAGCAAGGTCGGCGAAAATAAGCAGATCACATGCTTAAATCTCGGCACAGCCATGCCGATGGGGCACATCGCCAACTACGCAAGACTGTCGGTCACGGGCTGGAGCTACGGTGTCTACATCTTGCGTATTGCGAAAGGTGTGATACTGTCTGAGAAATTCTGGGATATGTCGGAGCTTGAAGAGACGTATGGCTGACGTGATCCCGCTCCCAGACGACAACCCGAAGACCAAATTCGGGGTCCAGAAGCCTTCGATGAGCGTCGTGCCGCCGGCCGCGCTGGTGCCCCTGATGAAGGCAATGGCGGACGGCGCGCAGAAATACGGGGCCTTCAACTGGCGCGACAAGACCGTCTCCTCGACGGTCTATTACGACGCCGCCATGCGACACCTGATGGCTTGGTTCGACGGAGAGGAATCCGCAGCAGACAGCGGCGTCCACCACCTCGGACACGTCATGGCGTGCTGCGCGATCATCTTGGACGCGCAAGCCAGCGCCACGATCAACGACAACCGGCCGCGCGCCGGTGGCTTCGCCGAAGCTGTGAAGGCCGAGACGTCCGGTTAGTCGACGATTTCGGCCGCAATCTCGCGCACGTAGATGTCGTCCGCGATGAGGTACTGGCAGGCATCGTCGTAGTTCCCGCCATGCGGGATAACCTCGATCACCTCGTGAATGCTGCCGGCGGGGAAGTGCCCCTGCTGTGTCTTGAGCCTTATCTTCATCCATCTCTCCATCACCAATCCCGCATGGCCTAATCGCCAGCGGGATTTTTTTTGACTTCAGTTCGGGCTCAGCACGGATGCCGCTCCGGATTTGGGGCCTGGTTATCGGCAATGGCGGTACCCCTGTCCGCCATTTTCAGTCTGCCTCATCCTCGGCCGGCAGGTCGCCTTTCTTGAGGGCGTAAGCCTCCTCCCGCATGTCGTCGAATGCCTCCTGGCACTCAGCCGAGCACCAAGCTCCGACAAAGCTCTCGCTGTTGTATGGGCGCCCGTGGATCGGGCGTTTGCAGTTCACACAAACCGTTTGCATCGTTCCCTCCCTGGGATGGGTTCTCCCCTGTCCGCCATACTGGCGGCCCCGCTTCCCTACTTCGGCAGATCCTTGAGCCCGGCGCCGGCAATCGCCGCCTCGGCCATGCTCAGCATCTCGTCCAGCACTTCGACCTCGCGTGGCGATAGCGCGAGCGGCCGAAATTCTGTGCGCCTGCGATGACGTAGCGCCTCCCGCTCATCCACGGTTGAAGGCTCGCCCGTGGCTTGTTCTGGCATGTTTTCCATCACCCTTTCCCTGGTATTTCGGAGGCCCCGTCCGTCTCAAAGTGCTCGTTAAGTGCCTGAAGTATCAGGCGGCGGGCTCTACTGACGGGGCGCTTACCCCAACTTTTACCCCAACACTCGACGGCAGATCGGGCAGCGGCTGCCAATGGGTCGGCGCGCAGGGGGCGTCGTGGTCATCAAGCCAAGTGCCGTCGATGCAGGCGCCTATGAAATCGCCGTCGTTGTAACTCCAAGCAAGGATACGCACCCCGGCCTTCGGCGCCGTCTCAATCGGCTGCCATCCCGCCCCAACATTTACCCCAGCCCCTGCCTCGCGATTGGCGGACAGTTCGGCAATAGCCCGGCGGATATGCATGGCGTCGGACATCATATCTTGCCGAACGTGTCTGTCGAACAACCTCTCAAGCGCGTTGATGTCGGCGGCCATTGCTTTGCACTCCATCGAATTACTTGCCGAAATTTCCGTGGTACCGTCCGTCGAACTATGCGACCTCGACCCGGTATGGCCCCTGATCGGCTAAGGCGTAGGCGTGATCCTCGGCCCACTGGCGGGCTGTGATGGTGCCGGCATTGAATGTTGTCCCGTCAGCCATAACCCCGTGCCCTGGCGTGTCCTCATAATCGCCGACGTGTACCTTGCTCTCGCCTGTCTCCGGGTCGGTGTAGGTGATCCTAAAACGCTTCTTCATGCTGTCCTCCCTGTTGACGGAGATCGCTTCTTACCCAAGTAGCCACAAAGCGTCTGAAGTCTTGGGCTTTTCGGTTTCGGTTGAGGCGCTTACCCCAACTTTCACCCCAACTTCTGACGCGGGTTGAGGTGCTGCGGCTATCATGGCTCGGTAGATCGCGGCCATGCGCCCTTCGTCATCGGCCTGAAGGTTTGCATCGCTGCCCATAGCCCGCATCCAGGGCGTCGGCTCCCGCGGAACCAGCACCATTTCCGCCCCAACATTCACCCCATCAGCGGCTTTGCGCAGGCGCTCAATTTCGGCGATGGCGTCTGTAATGCAATCCCCGGCCGCTCTGAAGCCCGACGACTTCAATACGTGCCGGACCTCGACCAAGTGCTCTAACAGGTCTGCCATTGCTTGCCGCCCTCCTGAATTACTTTCCGAAATGTCCGTGATCGCTTCCGTCTAACTGACCGCAGCATCGTTGAAGCGATCAAGAACGCGGTCGGCGATGGCGAGGCAGGCCGCGTAATCTTCGGGCGAGATGAGCGGGAGATCCTCCCAACTCACCCATCCAGGCTTGCCCTCTCCGACGCTCAGCCACGCCTCGTAAGCGATGCGGGCGATCTCCTCGCGACTTGGTGGTGACGCACTCATCCTGTCCTCCCTGGTATGGGGGAAATCCCAGAATTTCGGAATGTTTGTTAAGCCCTTGAAGTATCAGGCCGGCGCCGTTGCTTGACGCTCGCCGGCCCCATCACGGGCCCCAACAAGCGACGAGGTATCGGGAAGCGGCATCCAGTGGGTCGGCGCGCGGTCGAATGGATCGAACCCGAATGTCGGGCTCAGACCGCCCCATTTGCCATACTCGTAGTGAGCCTTTGCAGCCTCGAACCGCGTGCCGCTCCACGCAATAAGGACCGGCGTCCCATCCTTCGGAGCCGTCTCAATCGGCTGCCAGCCGGCCCCAACTCTGGCCCCATCAGCGGCGGCGCGCAGGCGCTCGATTTCGGCGATGGCGTCTGCAAGCAATAGCTCATGCTCGGTCCACGCATTCTTCTCCCAACCTATCGGCAGACTTGCTCGAATTTGGGCAACAAGATCGGTCATCTTCGCCTACCTAGTGAATACTTGCCAAAAGGTCCGCAATCCCAGAAATCGTACTCAGCTGCGGAAGCTGTAGTGCCAGTTGAGCCGCATCTGCGCGGCCTCGTATCGGCGGTCGTAGTCCCGCGTCGGCCGCTTGACCCGCATCAACAGCCGCGTCGCGAGGCTGTAGTGCCAGGGGCGCAGGCTTCGGCGCTTCGTCTTGTACCGCTTGATCATCCGCTCCCTCGGTTCGTTTCCTACCGTCTCCGTCTCACTCGGCGGCTTCACGCGGCGCGAAATGCGCGACGGTGTAGCCATCCGGGTCGATCCCCTCCTCGACGCATAGGCGCCACGAAAAGCCGCTCCCGAGGCCGAACAGCTGCCCGACAAAACTCCAATTCGGCACGCGGCGCTGTTTGCTCGCCTGCATCGCCCTGGCGTTCGCGATGATAAAGCGCCGCGACTTGGCATCGACAGCTTTGCGGTATCTCTCGTCCTCGGTCATCGCGTCGGGATTACTCGCCATCATCGTTTCTCCGTCATTTGAATAGCCGACACGGTTTCCCGACAGGATCGAGGCTGGTTTGACCGGCTCGGAAGGCGCCCCGGCGGGGTGTCCGAAAAACGACCGCTAAACCGACGTACCGGAAGAACGAACGGGCGGCTGGGCCATGCCCTGGCGCTCTGCTTTCAACGCGGTATTCTCGATCTCGGCCGCCGCTAGGGCCTTGTGCAGCAGTCGGTTCTCCGCGCTCAGCGTATCCACTCGCTCGGATAGCCACTGCGCCCGCTTGCGCCACCATTCCAGGCTGCCAACGTCGTGCAAGACGGCGCCCGTCTCCTCGCCGCGAGCGAACGCTACCGCCTCTTGCATGCCTTCAATGATCTTTGCGCCGCTCATAGCTTGGCCTCCATTTCTAATGTCGTGAAAACGACCGCTTTCCCTACGCCGCAGCCTTATCCAGGGCGGCGTCGATCATTGCTTTCCAGATGTCATCCGGGGCGCCGCGCAACTCGTGCACGACTTCGCCGTCATGGCGAACGACCATCTTAAACTCGCGCATGGCAGCAATGGCGGCCTCGGCCATCGCGTCGTAGAGGTTCGGCGCCTCGTCGTAATCTTCCATGAAGGCGTCGGCGACCGCTCTCGCGACGCGCTCGATCATTGCGCTCATAGCTTGGCCTCCATTTCTGATGACGGGAAAACGGCCGTTATTCCGGGCTTCGGGGTTGGCGAAGGAACGGCTCCAGCACCCGCAACGCCTCCTCGGCGCTGTCGCCCTTCGCCAAGATGTATTGAAGGAAGCGGGCGGCGGTCTCATCGACCGGCGCCTCATCGAGAACCCACTTGCGCACGGTGCGAGGGTTCTTGCCGATCAGGCGGGCTGCGCCGACTTGCGACAGCCCGAGAGAGTTCAGCAGGGTGCGGAGTTCGGCGGCAGTCAACGGAAGCCCCACTGCTGTTTGATCTTCGCGGCCTCGGCCTTCCGCTCGTCCCGTGAGCGTCGAAACTCGCTGGCCTTGCTGCCCGCGATCAGAGCGCCGAGATGGTCCCGGCGCCGCTTGCACGCGAGGGCGATTTCCCGTTGCGCCTTGGCGTAGGCGGCGAACTTATCCGCCTCGGCCTTCAGGCGCTCGAAGTGGCCGCGCCACTCGTCGCGGGGCGCCATCACAGCACCTCGCAGAAGCTGACGAACTCGGCCTCGGGCATGCGGGCCATCAGCGCGTCCATCACCGCCGAGAGCACGATCTCGGTGCCGGCGCGCTGGTCGTTCATCAGCTTGCCGGCCATGTCCTTGAGCGTAGCAACCGAGAGGCTGGCGACGCGGGCGTTGATCTTCTGCTGGGCGGCCTGGGCGGTCATCGGTGCGTCTCCGTCGTTCGATGACCCTTTGTAGGCCCTCAGTTCCTAGCAGTCAAGCGAGAATAGGCCATTAGGGCCTAAAAAGTTTCGGTTGCCCTGGCTGTCGGCAATCCGACCGTTTGCCCGACAATCCGGCCCTATGCGTCGGAGGAATGGGCGCTGGCGGCGGGGCGGATCATCCCAAGCCCGAACCAGCAGGTTCGCTCGCCCCGGACAAAGAAGCGGTCGCCGTCCGACTTCACCTCCAGCACCTCGAACACCTTGTCGGGGTTTAGGACCGTCTGCGGGTGCGTGGACGAGACCAGAGTGCCGGGCAGCGGGACGCAAGCCCAACCTTCCCGCCCTTTACGCAGTCGCTCGATCTCGGCCTCAAGCGCCGCGATCTTCGTTTCCGGCCAGCAGGCAGGCGAGAACGGATAGGCGTCGTGCGCAGGCAGCATCGTGACATCGCCGCCAGCCCCTTCAACGCGCGCCCGCGCCTCCTCCTCGGTGTACCGGCCAGCCTCGGCGAGAATGCCAGTGTACCCCTGTGACTTCGGGCGGTAGTAGAGCCCCCGCTTCATCAGCACGTAATCGTCGCCCATCTCATCCTCCTCGGGGTCGTTCTGGACGCAAGCTAAGGCGCATTAGCTTGCGTTCGGCGGGGCGAGCGGTCCCGCGTAGGTGAACCACTGATCGCCCGGCTCAGCGAATGACGGCCCGTGCTTCTCAGGGTCGTACTTGCCCTCGGTCAGCAGCCCGTAGTGGAGCGCCAAGCGCTGGATCGTGCCGCCGTCCACGTCTTGCCCGTCAAAAGCGGGCTCGATGATCTCGCGGGCGAAGGCGGCCAGCCGGGCGTTCTGGGCCGTCAGGTCGGCAACCTGATCGATCTTCGCATCAAGCAAGCCATTCAGGCCGCGATTGAGACCGCGCAGGTACTCGGCATTGGCGGTGTCGGGGTGTTCGAAAACGTCGCTCATCTCGTCCTCTCAGTCCTGCGGGGTGGTGGGGGCGAGGGCGGCGCGGGCAACCCGTTTGAAAGCGGAGTTGTACGTCCTGGCGTCGATCTGGTGCAGCGCCTCGCGTAGCCGCTCGATCTCGTCGGCGGCCTCTTTCATCAGGTCCCCGACATAGACCGATGACATCGGGTCCGCGCCGGCCGGGCATGACGGCCACTGCCGTAGGCGTTCAATCAGGGTCTCGCTCATCTCGTCCTCTCAGTCCTGCGGGGTGGTGGGGGTGAGGGCGACGACCGTGATCTGAAAAGCCGGCTGCCCGTTCTCGGTCAGAACGACTTGGCCGCCTTCTCGCCGGATGTGCTCCGCGGCAGTCCAGAGAGCAGCATCGGTCGGCACGCCCATGGCCTCGATGGCGGCGCGAGCGAGCTTCAGGGCGGCGGCGCGTCGCAACTCAGCCGGGTTGCCCGTGCAGTTCTCATAGTGCCGCAGGCCGGGTGCTATCGCCTCGGCTACGCGCTCGACCATCTCGCTCATCGTTCCCTCCTGCGGGGTGTTTCATCCGGTTGAACGCTCGTTTGACCGGACGCTACGGCGCCGCCATCGAACGACCGGGAGACGCTGGCGCCTCCCATTTTCGCGCCGTGCCGCGCGTGCTATATCCCTGCCGTGGCCTAGGGCTGGTGAGCCTTCGGGCGATACGGCCACCAAGCCGGCGCAAGCCGGTCCTCCTGTGGAGGCGCAAGTTGTCCCGGTGCGGCGAGAGCCAGAAGCGGACCCTGCGGGGTCCGTTTTCGTTTCGCAGGGCATCGCTAGAACCCGCCAAGTCGCTTCCACTGACTGATTGAGGCTTCCAGCCCCGAATCCGACTGCGGCGGCGCCGGCTTCGGCTTCGGCTGATCGCCAGAAAGCAAACTCAGGCGGAAGCCTTCCTTTTTGGCGACCAATGGCGCGACCGGCGGAAGGGCTCGACGGGCTACCGAGGCGCGCTTGGCGGTCGCCGCCGCGTTGGCCTTCTCGAACATGGCGAGGAAGTCCGCCGCGACCCGCCAGAGCACCGGCTTCCGCCGCAGGCCGTGTTCCGTCCTGCGATACGGTGATCCCGGCATCACATGCCGCTCCAGCAGGCCGATCCGATCCAGCGCGGCCAGAGCCCCGCGGATCTGCGATGCCGACAAATCCAGATCGAGGTGCGCGGAGAGCGCGATCCGATCCACCGTGAACGGTCGGCCGATCACCTTTGGCCCCGTGTGCCAGCGCGCCAGGAAGGTCGCCAGCGCCATCACGGCGTCGGCGTTCCGCAGGCCGCGGGCAGCGGTCAGCAAGCGCACCTGCACGGCGCGCGGCAATTCGTAGGTCATCCTTCACGGTCCCTGTCGGGCCGCGGTCCAGGGTCCAGGCAAGCCTCTCCTGTTGCCGGAATTGCCATTCCGGCTTGACGCCAGGGGCGCCGTATGGCTTGTAGGAGGTCTCACGTGGTCTCCTACAAACCATCAGGTTTTCAGCAGCCTCGTCCTTGCCGGGACGGGGCTGTTGGCTTTTGTGGGCTATCTCGCGGCGTTGATCTCCCGATGCGTAGCCGCTCATGTCGGCCGGGCTGCGGCGAGTTGTCAACGCTGATCCACAAGCGGTCATCCTCTGCGCTCCCGCCCGTCTCACTCGGCCTTCATCATCGCGGCGTAGATGTCTGCGGCGAACACGCCCGCCCCCGCCTGCCGGCGGCACAGGATTTCCTCTTCGCCCGCCTCGATCATCGCGTCAGTTGGCTCGCTCATGGCCTTGATGGCGGCCTGGGCAGCGAACGTCCACGACTGCCACGAACAGCCGACTGCGGCCCGGATCCTCTCCTCTGGCCATTGCTCCGCCCCGAGGTTGTTCATGACTTGCCGGCGGCACAGCGCTCGGGCCACGCGCTCAACCATCTCGCTCATCGCGCTCCCTCCGAAGTTTCGATAAGTGCCGTTCCCGAAAGCATCATCCGACCACTTCGCGATATCGCAATTTCATGATACTGTGAAATTGCGATATCGCAAGGGCAGGGCTTTGAGAAATTTTGACACCATGCATTCACGGCGTCGCAACTTTACGAAGCGGTAACGTTTCGGCATCATGGCATTGCCCATGCGCACGATCACACTCGTTACTCAGAAGGGCGGGGCAGGGAAAACAACCCTGGCCACCTCGCTCGCCATCGCGGCCCAGCAGGCCGGAGAGACCGTCGCGGCCTTCGATCTCGACCCGCAGGGGTCGCTCGTCGAATGGGGCCGGATGCGCCGGAAGGCCGACGCGACTGCCGTGCCCGAGCCCCACCTCCCCGTGGTGGAGCGCTTCCCGGCCGACCGGATCGGGCAGATGGGGAAGATGCTCGACGGCTTGGAAGGGAAGGGCGTGACGCTCGCGATCCTCGACACGGCCGGCGCCGACAACCCGACGACGCGCGCCGCGATGGATGCCTCGACCTATTGCCTGGTTCCGATCCGGCCGACGCGCCTGGATCTCCTGGCCGTGCGCGCGACCGTCCAAGCCATCATGCACAGCGGCAAGCCGTTCGCGTTCGTGCTCAACCAGTGCTCGACGATCCCGCGCAACAGCCGCGCGAACGACACCGCGATCGGCCTCGCCTCGATCGGCTTCATGGCCGAGCCGCTGATCCTGCTGCGCAACGACTACCAGGATGCCTTTGCGGCAGGGCAGGGGGTGACCGAGTACGCCCCGGACGGCAAGGCCGCCGCCGAGTTGCGCAGGCTTTGGCAGTGGGTCAACGTGCAATCGGAGAGCAAGCCATGAGCCGTCGCGCCCCCTCGATCTTTGACCCGGAGAGCATGAGCGTCGAGGATCTGAAACCTGCCGCGCCGGCGGAGGAACCGACAGATCTGCCGGTCCGCAAAGTCGGACGGCCGCCCAAGACGACCGCGAAGCCCAAGCCGACACCGTTCTACATCCACCCTGCGGTGAAGGAGGTGCTGCGCGACATCGCCTACCATGAGCGGTGTAAGGAGCACGACCTGTTCGTGGAAGGACTGAATCACGTCCTGAAGAAGCGCGCATACGGCTCAATCGCCCGGGTGATCGCCAACGCTGAAAAACCATAGTTTCACGACGTTGTGATTTCGTAGTGCTGCGGCTGAACCGTTCTAGGAACTCCTCGCTGATCGCCCCCGTCGCATCCGCCGGGGAGGCGTTCATGCCCTGCTCCCTCTCGAAGTCGCGGTCCGACAGGACCATCAGGACGAGGACGAAAGCGGTGCAGGCGAGGTGCAAGACGATCCAGGCCGAGGCCACTACGGACAAGGTCACGCGGCCTCCCGCGTCTGGGCGGCCTGCGCCGCGAGCATCCGCCGATAGTGCGGGATCGACCCGGACAGGCTCCTGGCGTTCCGGTAGCCCCATCGCTCGACCAAGCCTGCGACAGTGCCGCCGCGCCCAGAGACCGCGGCCTCGTAGGCGGCAACGATCCGCCGGGCCCGCTCGTAGTCAGGCGCGCGCCCGGCGCGTTTGCGAATGCCGCGCACTGCATTGGCAACCGCCGCTTGGCTGCGACCGAGTTCGTCGGCGGCTTCGTACGTCGTCATCCCGCGCGCGCCGCACAGGAGCCGCGCCCTGGCGCGCTCCTCCGGAGAGAGCGGCGTTCGACCCCAATTATACCGTACGCTCATGCGTAACCTTTCGAGGGAGCAGGATCAGGCGGCGAGCTTGGTCTCGGCGCTCAGCCGTCGCCTCAAGAAGTGCATGCTGACCCACATCGACCGCACGTTCGCGTAGCCAAAGGCGGCCGCGAGTTCGCGCTTGCCGTCGGCGTCGGCCTGCTCGTAGGCGTGCAGCCTGCGCGCTTCCTGGGCCGCCTTCTTGGCGTCGAAGATGTCGCGCGCGTGCCGGTGGGCGGTCGACTTAGCGATCCCGAGCGCCGTGGCGATGTACTCGCGCGACCGCCCCTCCCGCGCCAGCTTGCGGATCTGCTCCCGCATGGGATTGTCCTGCGCGTTCCGCCGGATGATGTCGCCGGCAATGCGGTAGGCAGTGTCCGGGCTGCACCCGACCTTGGCCGCGATCTCCCTGGTCGAGTGGCGCTCGCGCGCGAGCCGGCGGATATGGTCTCGATTGAAGCGTGTCCGGGGCTGCCGGACCCTCCGCATGATGTCGCCGACGTACTTGCGGACGGACTCCCGATTGCAGCCGATCGCTGCTGCGATCGTCGGAGCGTTGCACCCGCGCAGCGCCATGGCCTCCATGCGCTCGAGGTCGCGGTTCGTGAACTGACGGTTCCGCATCAGGCCGCCTCCCGCCCAGCGGCACGGATCGCGCGCTCGCGTGCCCGAGCCCGGTCCCGCCGTCGCTGCTCGCCCAAAGCACTGCGCACGGTCGACTCCTCGGTGTTCAGCACAGCCGCGATGCGTTCGACGTCGAAGTCGGGCTCGAATGTGTGCAGGGACTCGATCTGCCGCTGCTGGTACAAATCCGACCGCGACGGCGGCTTGGGAAAGCGACTGACTAGGTCGAGGAACCAAGTCTTCGTCTGTGCCACCTCGATCTTCGTGAAATTGACCTTCTCGGGATTGAGCAGGATGAAGGCGGCGAGATCTTCCTCGGCGATGCAGACCGCCTTGGCTGCCCCCGTCTGGGCGGCCGAGGCGGAGTCTGGGTCGCGCGGCTCGGCGATCAGCAGGCCGGTGTGGATCCAGCGCCGGATCGTCGTGAGGCTCACGCCGAGCGCGGCTGCCGCGCCCAGGCCGCTCATGTAGCTTGTGTCGGTCCCGGACAGTGCGCGGCGCTTGAGGTGGTGCTCGACAGCGAACTGCGTCCGCTGCCAGCCATTCTCCCGCATCGCGGAGGCGAGGCGATGAGCCGGCCAGTGCAGGCGCTGTGCGACGAACGCCTCCTCGGCGGCCGACCAGGGGCGCCGAGCGACGCTCCGCGCCCGCAGCCCCAACTTATTCGCGCGCCGCCGCACCCATCGCCGTGTCCGGCCAAGGGTGCGTGAGGCGTCAAGCCACGGGTTGTGGCTGCCGCTCTCGTGCGCCCGCCGGATCACGGCATCGGCCCACTCGGACGAGGGGTCCTGGATGTCGGCGGCGCGCTGCGCGATCCCGTAGCGGCGCGCCGTCTTGATCACTGCCTCGGCGGTCGTGTTGCCGATGTGCTCCGCGCACGCCTTGGCGCCGAGCTTGAGGTAGTTCTCGCGCAGCCACGCAACCTCAGTCGATTTCCAGACATGGCGGGGCACTAGGTGATCTCCCAATGAGGACGGCAGCTTATTGGCTTGTGGCGCGCTACTTGCGCTGCTTGGATTTGTAGTCTTTGTACCAAGCGAGACCTCTCTCGACGTGGACCCAGCCGTTATCGGCAACGGGTAGACCCTTCGAAACCCAGTGGGCCACGGTCGAGGCTGGACTGCCGACCCGCTTCGCGAAGGCATATTGCTTTTCGTATCCCCCGGCGGCGCTGCCGCGCGGGGGCACCAGGCGTCTAGCCTCGGGGTCCGAGTAGACCCAGGCGAGGGCCTCATCCAGCGGTATTCTTTTGTTGCCTTTGAAGGGCAGACCCACGCCCATCCACTTTGTTACTGTTTGTTGACAACATCCAATGTGCTCTGCAAATGCTGTGATGCTGAGCAGGTCCGGCGTATGCCCCAATCCCCTTTCTCGGCACCAATCAAGTGCTTCTTCCACTTGCACCCAACTATTGTCCAACGTTGGCATGCCCGATTTGGCATATTGATAGACCGCGCTTACGGTTCGGCGTATTCGTTTCGCAAAATCTGATATTTTCTCAAGTCCTTCGCACTCAAGGTGCGTCGAAAACCTAGTATTCTCAGCAATCCATTGCTTTGCTTTATCGAAATGGATGTAACCGTTTGCCCCGATCGGCAGGCCGCGGCGGACCCATTGCGCGGTCGTGGTGGCGGGAATGCCAAGCCGCTGCGCTAACTCAAATGAAGTGAGGTAGTCGATATGATCTCCTGGGCGCTTTCTAAGTCCCGCCAGCCTCTGGCTGTCTTCTGCGTAGCTGTAAAACCATTTTACTCCTTCCGACACATCGATCATAGTGATGCCGGAGCATTTTACGGCGGGCAATCCACGCTTAATGAGCCCGTAAGACGACCTGTCAGAAATGCCAACCATCTTCTCGAAGTCTGACATATTCACGTAGCCGTCCGGTATCTGTCCCCAGATTTCCCTCAGTTCCCCATAGACCTCGTCGATCGTCCGTTCGCCGGGCGCATAGACGTGTCCGCACTCGACGCACTCTGCCGCCCGTTCGTGAACCGCGTTGCACTCCGGGCAGCGCCGCAGGCGGCTGCCGAGCGGCTTATTCCGCCTGCCTCCGCGGTCCGCCTGTCCGTCCAGCGTCCACTCATAGGCATCGTCCGGCAGGCCGTGCTCGTACACCACACCCGCATGGTCCAGGACGATCGTGGCAGCCTTACCCTCCGCCCCGCGCAAGCCCCGGCCGATCATCTGAAGGAACAGCGCCCGCGATTTCGTGGGGCGCAGGACGATCACGGCATCGATCGCAGGAAGGTCGAACCCCTCCGTGAACACCCGCACGTTCGACAAGATCCGGATCTCGCCGGACGCGAGCCGCGCTACCGCGGCGTCACGGTCATCCTTTGAGGTTCTTCCGTCGACATGGGCCGCCGGGATCCCGGCCCCCCGGAACCGCTCCACGACGGCCTGGGAGTGCTTCACGCTGACTGCGAACACGATCGCTCGCGCGCCGGGCGCCAGCTTGCGGTAGTGCTCGACCACATCGCCGACGAGCACGGGGCCGCCCATCCGCTCATCCAGGTCGGCTGCGGCGTAATCGCCGGCCAGGGTCTTCACGCCCCGGAGATCCGGGATTGTGGGCGCGAAGAGGCGGTAGCGAGACAGGCGACCGCGCGCGATGAGATCGCGGGTCGTCGGCCCGCAGATCATATGGTCGAACCACTGCCCGAGGCCCGTGCCGTCAAGGCGCTCTGGCGTTGCGGTGAGGCCCAGGTGCCTGGCCTTGGCGTATCGCTCCTTGATCGCGGCCCAAGAGGGCGCAGCGACGTGCTGGCACTCGTCCCACACGATCAGATCGGGATCTTGCAGAAGGTCGCCGAGCTTGCCGATCCGGCTGCGCAGGGTGTCTACCGAGCAGACCTGCACGCGACGCTCGTAGGCTGGCAGATACTCCGGCGACACGACCCCGTGAGAGACGCGGAGCGCATTCAGTTTGCCGCAGGTCTGCTGGATCAGCTCGCGAGTGTGGCAGACGAACCAGACCCGCTTCTTGCGTGCATTCCAGCGCCTGATCACCGCGGCGGCGACGTGGGTCTTGCCGCCGCCCGTGGGGAGCTGGAGGAGGACAGAAGCATGGTTGCCAAGGGCGGCCTCGATCTGATGAACGAGGTCAGTCTGAAAGGCCCAAGGATCGTCGGCCGCAGCCGTCTGAATAGCCGGCGCTCCCATCTCAATCTCCGAAGAACGTGCCGACATTCGGCAGCGCGAAGCGGGTGGCGGTGATGGTCCGGTTGCGCCGCAGCCACTCGAGCTGCTCGCGCATCTGCTCGATGAGGTCGGTGATCTCGGCGAAGTCGGTGATGTCGAGGGACTCGGTGATCCGCTCGGCGTCGTCCTGGGTGAGCGTGAACGTCACCGTGGCGAGGCGGTCCTGATGCGCCAGCACGACCCGGCGCAGGACATCATGAAAGCTGTCGTCGGCACCGAGGGCGGAGATCAGCTCGCCGTACTCAGCGCGGGTCGCCCAGATGATCAGCGGCATGCGGACGTCACCGGGCATCGTCGCCCTCCGGGATGGCGATGTTGAGCGCCCGCTCGATCGCGATCCTGGCGCGCCGGACGCGCTTCTGCGCCTCGTCGGATAGGCTCGCGCCGCTGATCGCTTTGCTGGTCAGGGTGATGGCGCCGAAGGCGTCCCGCGCCTCGCAGAGCGCTTCCCAGACCTCGGACGAGACACCGATGCTTTTTGGGCATCGAACGATGCTCGAAACGTATCGGTCCCCGACTAAACTCGAGTTCATAATCTCCTCCTGCGTTTCTGTATGTTTCTGTTCAGTAGATCGCCGAACTCTCGCCTGCATTCGTGCGCATTGCGCGCGGCTATGCGCAGGGGCTATGGCGACTGCTCAAATCACATCGGCTTTCATCAGACGATGTTCATCATTGGGGTCGCATCGATCTGGCGCGCGCAGGGTATCTGAGACCAAAATGCGGAGTTCGTCGTTTCTACGGGCCAGCCAGTACAGGTTTCTGGCCTGGTTGAGGCTCACGAGGGCCGCGTCGATGCCTCTCAGCGTCGACGTGACGTCCCGGCGGTCCTGACAGAGGAGGAGGGCAGTCAATGCCGTGGAGGCGTCCAACAAGCGGTCGTGGGCGTCGGAGATCCGACGCTCCTTCGGGGACGTGTGCATGGGATTGGTCTCGGGGCGGCGATGGCGCCATCAACAACTTGATCCTAGATCAGGATCGTGAAACAGCGCAAGGGCTGTTTCAGGAAGTGAAAAAAAATATCGGGATGTGGCCCCACCGCCCCTCCACAGCGAAGGTTGAGTGTGACATATAGCGCTCGCTACTCCTGATACGTAGCCACCCGCGGCGGCATCGCCTTGTGGGCGTATAAAAAGAGGCGCACGTACAGCCCCCGCCGCTTAATCCCCGGTCGCGCGAAGAAAGTCATCCACAGGCGACCGTCCAACCCTTGGCTTGTTCTCTGTTTGTTCCTACCATGAGAAAACAATGTCGGAGAGAGAGGAAATGATCCGGGTCCGTGCGGCGTACCAGATCGTCGGCTCTCTCCCGATCGACAATTTCCCCCGGGCCGCAGCCGTGCTGCGCAGGGTGATCCGGATCCTCGATAACAATTATGCCGAGGTTTGGGGGGCCAAAACGGGCGTGGACACGAAGGTGCTGGACGCCTTCGCGACGGACGAGATCGACCACGGCATCGTCGACGCCGCCCTGGAGATCGTCACCCGGCTACCGCGGGAGGACTACATCGAGACGCGCGTGATCATGGAGCACGTCGTCCGGTATTTTATCTCTGACGTCCAGAAGCACTGGAGCCAGATCGGCCGCGGCCCGATCCGCGAGCTGCTGCGCGTGATCGAGGGCGGCGCAGCCTAGCGCGCGCTCGCCAGAGAGTTGGACCGCTTCGGCGCAACCGGGCCGCCGCCCATCATGTCGCGCTTCCGCCGGCGGGCATGACGGATCTCCTGGATCCGCTCCCGGTAGGAGGGAAGAATGGTCCCGTCGAGGCCGCGATAGATCCAATCGGTCGTGAGGCCGGGGAATCGGTCACAGATCGCGATGGCGGCGTCGGACGTGATCTTGTGGACGTCCCGCTCGTACTGCGACCAGGCCGGCTGCTTGATCCCGACGACCGCGCACCAATCCTGCTGCACCGTGTACCCGAGGGCTTCGCGCAGGATGCCAAGCCGAGCCGCGGTTGCCTCCCTGGACGAGGGCGGGAAATCCGTGTCGATCACCAGAGCCTCTTTCTTTGGCATGCCCAAAACATATGCCGCTGGCCCCCGAATCGCGAGGGCCGCAGATGTATGACACACCCCACCAGTTTCAGAAACGTAAACCATAGCCGTATCGCCTCCAAGGCCCCTTGCCTCGATATAAACTTCCTGATATCCGTTTCAGGATGTTGAAACAGATCTCCACCCCCAGCGAGGCGTTCGACGCCCTTGGCGGCACCGATGCCGCCGCCAAGATCGTTGGGCGGTCGAAGCCCTGGGTCTCCAACCGCCGCAAGCGTAACCGTTTGCCGGCCCATACGTTCCATACCATGTATCCAGCATTAATTGAGGCTGGTTACAAGCCGGATTTATTGATTTGGGAGGCGGTGCCTTCCGAATTTCTGGAGATTGGCGTCAAAATCTAAGGTTTTGACGGCTCACGAGGCCCCTCGGGGCGGCTCCCTATGGAGCGTTTCCTCCCTTGACTGCCCGGAGCTTCGGCTCCGGGCCTCTTTCCTCCGAAATCGGCAGTTTAGGGATGGAATGGGTCGAGCACCTCTACGGGTTCGCCACGCAAGCGGCCAAGAAATCGAAGGACTCGACCAAGGTCGGCGCGGCCCTGATCGCTCCGGACGGCAAGACCTGCTTGCTGCCGGCGTTCAACGGGCCTCCGATCGGCGTCAAGGATCTTCCCGAGCGCTTTGAGCGGCCGCGGAAATACATGTTCGCCAGCCACGCCGAGCAGAACCTCATCTCCTTCGCGGCGCGGCACGGTATCCGCACCGACGGATGCCACGTCTACGTGACCCATTTTCCGTGCTCCGCGTGCAGCCGCACGCTGATCCAGGCCGGTATCCGCAAGGTGTTCTTCGGCCCCGGCGCAACCAGCATGCCCGCCGAGGAGTTCGAGGCCGCCCGCGAGATGTTCGCGGAAGCCGGCGTCGAGTACCGCGCGATCGTGTGTGAGGCCGCCTAATGGCCCGCGGTCCCGAACACGCGGTCCAGACCCCGATCGTGAAGGCACTGCACGCGCTGTACGATTGCCGCGTCGCCTCCAACAACAATGGCGGCTACCGCACCCGCACCGAGGCGTATGCGCTCGCCGATCTCGGTACCTGGGCGGGCTATCCCGATCTGTCGGTCTTCGGCCGGCTCGAGCGGATGTTCTTCATCGAGTGCAAGGCCAAGATCCAGGCGCGCGAGCGCTCGGTGTCGCCGTTCGACCGCTTCTGGTCGCTGTCCGCCTCGCAGAAGGTCGCCATCCCCGAGCTGCGGGATCGCGGCTTCCGGGTCGCCGTCGTCGACAACGTCGAGGAGGCCATCGCGGCCGCCCGCGACTTCGGCCTCGGCCCCAAGCTCAAGATCGTGGCGCCCGTGCGCCTCGCGACGGGGTTTTAGAGATGATCGACGAAGCTCCCAAACCAGGCAAGCGCGTCCAGCGCATCTTGGATCGCTGCGAGCGCGGGCAGGTGCTCTGCCGCGGTCAACGCCCCGAGACGTGGTGGTTCGAGCCGTCGGGCATCGCCTGCGGCTCAACCAGCGCCCGCAAGGCCATCGATCTCGGCCTCGTCACCCCGATCTCCGGCGACCTGCTCGGAGATGGCACCGCTCAAACCTACGGGGTTCTGAGATGATCGCCTACATCGCCGGCTTCATCGTCGGCTTCGACATCCTGTTCGTGATCGGCGCGTTCGCGCTGGCGAAGTGGCGGGGGCGGATATGAGCTGCCCCGAATGCTCTTCCGGCCTCTGGATCCCGGCGGGCGGAATGCGGCTCTGCCTGCCCTGCGGCACCCGCTTCATTGCGCCGGCAGGCGGCAGGACGGCGGTCAACGCGCGCGAGCGCGCCCGGCGGACGCCCGAACGTGTCCGCGAGCAAACCCGCCGGGGCTACCTGCGCCGCCTGGCGCGCGATGAGGCGCGCGAGAGCAAGCGCCCCGTCGAGCAGGTCTATGCCGAATGGGGCGTCGCATGAGCCGCCGCAACGACTGCCTCGACGCCGCGATCACGGTGCTCCTGGAGCACGGGCTCACCTACATGGTCGAGTACGGCGGCAAGCATATCAAGCTGCGCTACACGGTCGGCGGCCGCGCGTGCTGCCAGGTCGTGCCCGTCTCCGGCAGCGACAAACGCGGGCCGCTGAACACCCGGGGTCAGGTGCGCCGTCAAATCCGCGATGCGGGGGTGGGCGCGTGACCAACCCCTTCGAGGCATTGGCCGAAGCCCAGACGCCGCGCCCGGTGAAAGCGCGCCAGCAGGCTGCCCGCAAGGCGGCAGAGACCCGCGCCAACAACAAGCAGGAAGAGGAGGACAAAATCCTCCTGTCGCAGTTCCTCGCGCACCGCCGTGAGGAGCGCGAGGGCCTGCTCGCCGGCCCGTTCGGCGCCGAGGTCAAGGCGCTGCTGTCCTTCGCCCGGACCATGACGCTCCAGTCCGCCCCCGAGCTGATCGAGCGCGTCGCCCGCGCCGAATGGATCAAGACCATGTCGGTCGACGACAAGTTCATTCTGCTGCGCGTGCTGAATACGGCGATCGTCAATTTGCGGGTGAGGTCAGGACTTCCAGCGCTGGACGATGCTCTTTGGGATCAGGCGCCAAAAGCATTTCATGTTCTGAAGTCACTGATGGGGCTCGACGGCAAATGATCAAGTTCGCCTACGACGCCTACGCGGCGGTCTTCAACAAGGAGTGGGTCCTCGACCGCGGCCATACGATCGGCGCTTCGTCGGTCGGGGCCTGCGCGCGGAAGACTTGGTTCGAGAAGAACGCCGACGACCCCGAGGCCGCGAAGCCGGATCCCGAGTACACGGATCGCTACGGCGCCAAGGTCCGCGGCACCGTGATCGAGGATCACTGGTGGGTGCCGGCGCTGCGGCACGTCCACGGCGACAACCTGCTCTATGCGGGTGAGAGCCAGAAGACGATGGTCCTCGACCTGCTCTCGGCGACGCCGGACGGGCTGCTGATCAATCAGCCGCGCGACTGCCTGAAGCATCTCGGCATCGAGGATATCGGCTGCTCGGAACTGGTGGTCGAGTGCAAGAGCCTCGATGATCGCTTCAATTCTGAAAATCTTCCGAAGTTCGAGAACGTCTTTCAAGGTCACGTCCAGGCCGGTCTGTTCCACGCGCTGACGAAGCACCGCCCGCAGTGGATCCTGATCTCCTACACGTCGGCCGGATGGTGGGACACGACCTACGAATTCCCCATCCGCTTCGACCCCGCCGTCCTTGAAACCGCCAAGCTGCGCGCCCGCGACATCATGCTGGCGCAGAGTGCGCAGGCCCTGAAGCCGGAAGGCTTCATCGCTGGCGGCAAGGATTGCGACTACTGCGCGTTCACCCGCGCCTGCGGGTCGGCGCGCGCCGCCTACGTGCCGCGCGATGAGAAGCCGCTCGATCCGGCCACGACGGACAAGATCGCGAACCAGGCCAAGCTGGTGAGCGCGCTTGAGGCATCGTCCGAGGACGCTGCGGCCGCGGCGCGCGAGGCCAAGTCCATCTTGCGCGACATGCTCTCCGAAGCCGGCACGCGCCGGGTCGAGGGCGAAGGCGTCAAGGTGCGCTGGAGTTCGACGAAGGGGAGGGCGGGCTTCAACAACGCCGCCCTGCGCGAGGCCGCGGGCGCCGCCGGCATCGACCTCAAGCAATTCGAGACGCGGGGTGCGGAGGGCGATCAGCTCGTCATCACTGAGGTGCGGAAATGAAGACCGCGCGTGACATCACGGGCGAGAAGTTCGGACGGCTTACGGCGATCCAGTTCAGCCACTTGTCGCCTAGCAATCAGCACTTTTGGCTGTGCCGATGCGATTGCGGCTCGCTCACAACCCGCCGCAAGTTTTCACTGACCTCCGGTTATGTGCAATCCTGCGGGTGCTTGCAAGTTGAGCGAACCATTGAGGCTTGCACCAAGCACGGCGGCAGCAAAAGAGGCGCCAAGAAAGACCTTTACCGTATCTGGATGGGCATTAAGACGCGGTGCTACAACAAAAACACCAAGGGCTTCGCGAACTACGGCGCGCGCGGAATTTTTATGTGCGACCGCTGGCGCGATGACTTCGCCGCCTTCGAGGCCGACATGGGCGAGCGACCCAGCCTGAAGCATTCCATTGACCGCATCGACAATGATGGGCCGTACGCGCCTGAGAACTGTCGGTGGGCAACCCATAGCGAGCAGGCCCGGAACAAGCGTCCGGGTCACACCGCCCGCACCCGACTCCCCGATGGGAGATGGGCGCCCCGTGATCGGGACGCCTCGCAAGCAGCAGAGAAACGAGAAGACAAATGAACGATATGACAGTACACACCTCAGGGGCTCTGGCAGTTGCTGCGCTAAACCCGTTCGAGCAGTTGGCCGATGCTGCAAACGGCAACAGAATTATTGGCGATCTGTTGAAGTTTGCCAAAGGTGATTATTTGTCGGGCCGGAATGGCGAGGAGATGCCCCGTGGCACGCGCCTCGTCGCCAACGTCGCTGACCTTCGGCACGGCTGGGTTCGCTGGTCTGGTGGCAAGCCGACCGACACGCGCATGGGTCGCGTCGCTGATGCCTTCGTTCCGCCGGCCCGAGGTGCGCTTGGCGATACCGACGAGGGCGAGTGGGACCTGGACAACGACGGGAAGCCTCGCGACCCGTGGCAGTTCACCAACACCCTGATCTTCAAGGCCGAGAAGGGCGACCAGCTCTACACCTTCTCCGGATCCTCGAAGGGTCAGCTTGGCGCGATTGCGAAGCTGTGCGGAGAATACGGCAAGCGGGTCCGCTCGCATCCGAACGACCTGCCGATCGTGGCGCTCGAGGTCGACAGCTACAACCACCCCGACAAGACCCGCGGGCGGATCAAGTTCCCGGTGTTCAAGGTGGTCGGGTGGACGGCCAACTCCGGCTTCCAGGACGCCATGGCAGCCGAGGAGGCCGCCGCGGAGAACGATGATCTCCCTTTTGACGAAGCGCCCGCCGCGCCTGTGAGCGCGACGGGCCGGGCCCGCAAGCCCGTTTCGGCCGAGTTCTGATCAACCCAACCAGCGTCGGCCTGGGCTCCTACCCCCAGGTCGACGCGCCTAAGAACCACCCAGGCGCGCGCATGTCGATTGAAACTCCATCCCAATTCCTGCGCGCCTTCTTCGGGGCGTACTCCGATGCGCCGGTCTTCCTCGTCTCCCTACCGAACACCGATGAGCGCGAGGGCCAGGCCGGGCCCAAGGAAGTCCTATCGCGCGACCCCGCGACCATCGACGGTTTCGTCCAGCGCTGGGACCGCAAGGGGCGCGGCCTCTACTTCTGCGTCGGCACGATCAAGGAAGGCGCCATGCCGAACCGCCCCGGCGGATCGCGGCGCAACAAGGAGAACCTCGCCGAGTTGGTCACGGCCCACGCCGAGGTCGACGCCAAGGAGATCCTGTGCTCGCTCGACGAGGTGATCGAGGCGGTCTGGAACCTGCCGCACCCGCCGTCGATCACGATCCGCTCCGGCAACGGCCTGCACCTGTACTGGCTCCTGTCCGAGAACCTGCCGGCGGACTCCGAGAGCATCTACCGCCTGGAGCGCTTGAACGAGCAGCTCGGCGAACTGGTCGGCGGCGACGACGTGCAGGACGCGACCCGCCTGCTGCGCGTGCCCTTCACCCACAACACCAAGAAGGGCGCGTGGAAGCCCGTCGAGATCGTCGAGGCCAAGTTCGAACCGCGCCACGAGATCGACGACCTCGAGGAAATGGTCGCGATGCTGTCGCCGGTCGTGAAGCGCAAGCCGCCCGCGCCGCGCGCCGACGGCGGCCCCGCAGCGGCGGACAACCCGTTCCTGCGAGTGGCGGCAGAGAACGGCTACACGCCACCGATCGACGTCCGGGCAGTGGCCGAGAGCCTCGCGCGCGGCGCGATCAACCGCACGACATGCAGCCTCGCCCTGGCCCTCTCCCAAAAGGGCGTCAATGAGGAAGAGATCGTCGGATACCTGATGCCCCATGTGGAGCGCGCGAACCGAGCCCATGATGGTCAGTACACCGAGCGCCAGGCGCGCGGAGACGAGCGCCGGATCCGCGGGCAGTGCCGCTCCGCGCGCCGCAACTTCCCATGCAAGACTGGTGTCTCAATCGACGTGGCGCTCGGCCTAAACATCCCGCGCATTGAGCTACCGACCGGCCAGTTCGACGCTGGCGAAGTCGGCTCCCATCGGGACGTGCTCGCCGAGGTCTATACCGAAGAGACCACCAACGTCGTCCAGCTATCCGCGGCCCAGGCGCGCACGACCCAGAAGGACGAGACTGTCGTCGGCGCGGCCGAGACCGTCGAGGCGGTCGCCAACGGGGCGAACGTCGTCGCGTTCCAGCCCAAGACCGAGAAGAAGCGCGGCCGCCCCGAAGGGTCCGGCGGGCCGAAGCCCTCGGAGGTCGCCGCCCTGATCTCGGACGGCGTCATTGAGGCGCTGCGGCAGGACGGCCGCGACATGATCCACACCGAGGGCGACACCTTCCTCTACGGCGAGGGCGTCTGGTGCGGCGCCGGCCCGGCCGAGCATCAGCTCCTGAAGGTCGTCGTGCAGCGCGGCTGCGAGGCGCTCGGCCACAAGGGCGACGCCCGCGCGGCCAACGGCGCCCTCAAGTTGCTCCTGGAAAGCCCCGCCCTCTACGTGCCGGTCGTGCCATGGAACACGGGCGACAGCGTCGCGCTCGGCAACGGCATGCTCGAGCTGCGCACCCGCCGGTTCGGCTCGTTCTCCTCAAAGGCGTGGTGCCGCATGAAGATCAAGACGCCCTACGAGCCGCGCGCGACCTGCCCGATCTTCCTGAAGTTCCTGGAGAGCGCCTTCGCCGACCGCGAGCCCGACGAGCGGGCCAAGATCATCGTGCTGCTCCAGGAGTATTTCGGCTCCATGCTGGCGGTCTCGACGCTCCACCGCGAGCAGCGCAAGGCGCTCCTGCTGTTCGGCCCGTCCCGCTCGGGCAAGACCGTGCTCAGCTCCATCGCGCGCCTGCTCATCGGCTCGCGCATCGCCTCGCCGTCGATCGCCGACATCGGCAAGGATTTCGGCCTTCAATTGCTCGCCGCCGCCAACGCTTGGGTGCGCGACGACGCGGTGTCCGAGGGCGACCGGATCGATCCGGCCCGCTTCAAGGTGCTGGTGACCGGCGAAGGTCTGGAAATCAACCGCAAGAACCAAGCGCCGCTGACCTACTCCTGCAACATCCCGATCCTGCTCACGACCAACGTCCTGCCCAAGGCCAAAGACTCGTCCGACGCGCTCTACAACCGCTGCATCGTCCTCGACATGCGCTCGGTGGTCGACGAGGAGAAATCCCTTGAGGCCAAGCTTGCCCTCGGGATCCCGGCCGAGGCCGGCGTCGCAGAGTACATCGCCGAGCACGAGGCGTCGGGCATCCTGAACTGGGCCCTCGACGGCCTCGACCGGCTGCGCGAGCGCGGTCGGTACGACATGCCGAAGTCGGTCAAGCAGACCATTGAGAAGTTCAAGGCCAGCAACAACCCGGTGCAGGAGTGGTTCAACGCCTGCGTCGAGGTTGATCCCGAGTACATGGTCTCCCGCGCCGACCTTCGCTGCGCCTTCCACGGCTACGTGAAGGAGGAGGAGGGTGACGGCGCCAGGGCGATGGGCGGCGCGCACTTCCTCAAGGCGCTCGAAGCCTTCGCGTACCTGGGCATCGATGTCGAGGGCAAGAAGGACGGCCGCGGCATCCGCATGGTGATGGGCCTGAAGCTGAACGACGACGGTAAGCGGCTCTGGGAGGACCACAAGGCCAAGCCGCTCAACTCGGGCTGCGAGGGCTCGTCCACGAGCAAAGATGAGATCAACCGCGCTTGCGATGCGCGGCGCACCAGCGAGCCGAAGACGGAGTTCTGACCATGGATCCCTTCAACAAGACGCTCGACCAGCTCAACGCCGAGATCGCCCGCGCCGCCTCGGCCTATGAGGTGCGCTGGTCCTGGCTGGCGCTGCACCGCGTCAGCCCGGTGATCGCCGAGAAGCTCGACCGCCAGCGCGACCTCTATAACGCCGCCAAGGCGAGCGGCTCGATCTCCGAGCTGCGCGACCAGGGCGAGGCGCTCATCCGCGGCTACCGCAAGGCCGTCCAAGTGATGGAGGAGGAGCGCGAGCCCGAGGACAACTACCTCGTCGGCCAGGACCCCGCGACCGGCTGGCGGATCGTAATCGGGCACAATCCCGCCCAGGCGCAGCTCGGCGGCGAGGCCGAGGGCTGCGCTTGGTTCACGCCGGACGAAATCGCGGCCCTGTTCGCGGAGTCGCGCGCCGCGAAGTTGATGCTCGAGGTCAAGCGCGCCTTCCGTGGGTCGTCGATCGCGAATGTGAAGGCGGTTTAGTTCTCATGCAGCACGCAGACTTCAAGATCGGCGAGCATTTCTACACCCGGACCGCCGGCGGCCAGACCCGAAAGTGGCGCTGCACCGACGTCGGCACGCGCGTCGTCGTGGCGATCCGCGTCGATAGCGCGGTGATCAGCGAGCACGATTTCGCGGCCAGGAAGAGCGTGTCGCGCATCGTGTCCGGCGCGGAAGCGGATCGGTTGGGCTGGTTCGACGGACCGCCCTACGGGGTCGTCGAATACATCTTCGACGAGGACGATTTCGAGGGGTGCGCCCTCGAGCCAGCCGAGCTGTGAGGGCTGGCCTCGTATCAGGATCCTGAAAAAAAATGCTCAGCTTCTTGGAATAAGATTGACAGCGCCACGATGGGATTTTAGTTCTCGCCATATCAGAGATGCGGGGGTGTTTCGTGTTGCATGCGGTCACCCTCGAGGCAGTCGAGCAGAGCTTCCTAGACGAGGCCATGCGGTCCATCTCGGTCCGCTCCTTCCTCGTCCGTCGCGCCGCCCTCGGTTACGCCGAGCAGATCTGCGCCGAGTTCCCGCATCCGGCCAATCTTGAGACCGTCAACGAAATGCGCGCCCGCCTGAAGGCCGCGCACCGTGCCCTCTTTCGCGTGGTGGCGTGACGTGGCGAACAAGCTGAACCAGATCCGCAAGAAGCTTGAGGCCAAGGCGACCCCGCAGCACAACTCCCGCATCGAGGCGCCCTATGTCGCCGCGCAGGTGCGCTACGTGCCGCTCGACGAGGATGAACGGATCTCGCCGCCCGCCATCACCAACGACCTGACGTGGTACGCCATGGTGGTGAAGCCCGGCACGCATCGCCGGGTGCTGGCCGCCATGAAGCGCGCCAGGATCACCACCTACTGCCCGGTCGAGACGCGCTGGGCATTCCGCGCCCGCTCGAACGTCAAGGAGGAGGCGCAGCGCCCGCTGTTCGGCTCGATCCTGTTCATCGGCACCGATGAGCGCACGAACTGGGTCGCGATCCGGTTCAACGATGACATCTCGGGCGTGCTGTCGAACTACGGCAAGCCGCTGGCTATCCCTGCCGATGACCTGCGCAAGCTGGCCGACCGCGAGCGTTTCGGCGGGTTCAAGGGCGGCAAAGAAGACCTGCCGAAGCCCGCGGTCGAGCCCGAGCCCGTAGTGGTCACAGCCACGGGGATCAAGCTCGGCGACGTCGCGCAGTTCGGCGAGGGCACGTTCCTGCCGGGCGCCGAGGTCGACGTCGTCAAGATCCTGAACGACGAGGCCGGCGTGGTCCTGCGGCACTTCAAGTCGGCCGGCATCATGCGCGTGCCGGTGAGCATGCTTCGGCCGATGCCGCAGCCCGAGGCGACGGCGTGAGCCCCGAGGAGCTTGCGGCCAGGCAGGAGCGCAACTGGCGCCGCTTGCAGCTCCTCCTCCGGCTCAAGCGACTGGAGGACACCATCCGCCTCGCCCGTAGCGATATGGCGTGGGTGCGCAAACAGCTCGCCGAACTAAAGGCGGTTAAACCGTGAACGCCTTCGACGTCGTCCGCACCACCGCCGGCTACGTCACGGTCGCTCTGATCGTCTACGCCTCCACCTTCCTGTACGCATAGCCGCTTGCGCGCCGGCCCGATGCGGCTATCGTGCAAGCATTGTCGCGTCCGAATACGTGTATATACACTTAGTTTTATTTAACAGTTTCAACTTTATGAGAAGAATTTCTTAACGACAACAGGCTTGACAGGCTCGGCGACGTACATATACTTGCTGGTGTGAGTTCGTAGCGGCCAGAAGGCTTACGCCTCGAAGTGCCCACAGAACCGTCGTTGCGCAGCCCGATCGGAGCGCGCCTCGACCGCAAGTGCGAAGCTATGCCTTCGCGATCCCATGAAATTCCAAGTTTGATGCCGGCGCGATGCGGGGGTCTTGCCCGATTGACCCGTTGAAAGCTGGCATCAATCTCTTGTCGCTGAGGACGGAATGCCCCCGTCGCCCCTGCTGTGTTGTCCGGCGGGGGAGAAGCCGAGTTTAGCGCCGGCCAGCGTCAATCCTATCGGTCACGCCGGAACAACATCCGCCGGACAGTAAGAGTCCGCGCCTCTGACCGACCTTATTCGATGCGGCCGTACCCTGCTGGTATCCGGCGCCCGGCGATCCCGCATCGGCATGCAGAGTGCGGCTTCCGCGAGGGGGCGTCGCCCTGATGTAAGGCCGGGATAATGGTCCCGGTTCTCTGCCCCATCTCCCGAGACCGTCATGCGCAAGCTCGCCTTCTACGCCGCGGCGGCCTCGTCTGCGGTCTTCTGCGGCCTGTTCGGCCTGCACGCCTACCTCGACGCCTACATCACGCACGCGCTGAGCATCGGCTGATGGCGAAGGTCACGGCCGCGGCCGCGGATGCCTGGGCCGACGCGCACAAGCCGCGCGCCTTCTGGCTGATCGAGCACGCCGCCTCCGACATCTCCGATCCGCTCTTCTACGCGGACTGGGCCCGGCCCAATCCCTGGAGCGTCGAGAAGGCGCGCGCCAAGCGCTGGCCGACCCGCGAGGCGGCCTGGGATTACGCCCTCGCCAATCTCAACCAGAGCCTGGTGCGGGTGCGTCGTCACTTTTGATCGGAGGCTGATGCCGATGACCCAGACCGAACGCATCCACAACCTGCAACGGCTCTGGGCCACGCTGACGACGCAGATGGCAGACGATGCCGACCTGCGCGACAAGCCCCAGTTTCAGTTGCTCGACGAGCTGATCAAGGGGCTGCACGGCCGCCCGGAACTGACCGTCGTCGTCAACAACGTCGTGAAGCTGCGGGGCTAGCCCATGGCGCTCGTCACCGCCTTCCTCGCCTTCATCGGCGCCGCGGTCGTTGGCGTGGCCATCGTATTCGCGCTCATCGCCTGGACCTGCTCGACCCGCTTCTGACGCCCGAGCGCGCGAGGTGCGTGATGCTTTATCGCGAGCTGCTCGTCCGCTTCGCCATGGTGTTGCTGGTCCTGGCGGCCGGCGAGCTGCTCGTCTTCACGATCGAGCGCGCCCACGCCGCCACGATCGGCTACCGGATCCGCCTCGAGGTCTGCGGCGAGAAGGTTTGCCGGCAGATCCGCACGCCCGCCAATCTCTGGGGCGGCAAGTATGCCTGCGACGGTCGCGCCGAGATCATCCAGGACGAGGCCGCCGCGTTCCTGCGCGCCCAAGCGTTCAAGGGTCCGCGCCCGTACCTGAAGGTCGGCGCCAGGTGCGTCGCGGTCTCCGGACTGAAGGAGGCGTGATGCTGCTCGCCGTCATCCTGATCTGCGCCTCGAGCCTGTCGCCGGACGCCTGCACGCGCCAGACCGCGCTCGACGTCCAGACGCAGCCGGTGCCCACGCCTTACGCCTGTATGGCCGCAGGGCAGGCAATCCCGGCCCGCGATGGTCTGGCACCCGACACCTACGCCAAGACGCTGTGCGAGCACCGTAAGCCATCCTAGAGGCATCCGGCATGATCGAGGCCCTGTCCATGTTCATGCTCGCCTCGATCATGCTCGCCGGCACCTTCGCGATCATTCTGGGCGTCGCACGCCGCCAGGGGCGGTGATGCTCGACCATATCGCCCGCGCGATCCTGCTCAGCGTCACGCCCGCACAGCTCCGCAGTCTGAAGCGGCTGCTCGAGGCCGTCGCGCATGCCGGCACGAACGCGATCGAGCGCGGCACCGCCGCCGAGCTGCTGAAAGCCATCCGCGTGCGGACCGATTGATGCCCCGCCAGGATGTGACCCTCGATCAGCTCGTTTCGCTCTGGATCTCCATGGCGGAAATGTACGCCCTCTCTCTGACATGGGTGCCCGATGCTGTCCTCAGAGAGATGTCCGCCGCTCTGTCGGCAGACGGTTCGGTACCTGGTCGAGACCGGGTACATCCCGGCCCGCGAGTACCTGAGACTCGCCAGGGCAGGCGCGTTTAATCCGCCGCCGGTGGACTCGCGCGCCCTGCAACAATTCCAAGCCCCGCTGCGCGCCTACGCTCAGCCCATGCAAGGGATCTGACCGATGGCGCTCATCTCGATCCTTAATCCGCTCACCGGTCAGACGGTCGTCATCGACACCGAGACCGGCAAGCGCCGCTGAGCGCGGGCGGCATCGGACAGCACTCTCCGGTGTCGCCCCCGCTTTGCGGGTTCGCATCAGCGCGAAGCCCCGGGCCAGCCTAGCCGCTGGTCTGGGGTCTCGGGCTCACAAGTTCGGTGGCAGGTCACGGTAACGCGGCCTTTTGGGAAGAGCACGGCGCCCTCGGCTCGCCCGCTTCGGAGCGTTCAGCGCTTCATCAGGCACACCGCATTGGGTGCCCCACCGAAACCACCACCCCCTTCAACGCCTCCCCGTTCGGAGCCATCCCGCGCCACGTTGCCAGCGCGCCCGCTGATCAGGATCCCCGATGCTCAAACGCAGCCTCGTCGCTGCGGCGCTCGCTCTGTGCGCCGCATCCCCCGCGCATGCGCTCGATCTTCGGGCAATGGTCAGCGAGATCGCGCACCGCTTCGGCGTGCCGGCGCCGCTGGCGCTGGGCGTCGCTCATGTCGAGACGCGGTTTAACTGCCGCGCGGTCGGCCGGGCCGGCGAGCTTGGCCTGATGCAGGTCAAGCCGGCCACGGCCCGCAGCGTCGGGGTTCATGGCAACCTCCGGGACTGCCGCACCGGTGCGACCGCCGGCGTGCTCTACCTGCGCGCCGCTCTCGCGCATTCGCATGGCAACTGGAGCGCGGCCGCAACCGCCTACAACGCCGGGCTCGGAACCCGCCGCCGCTCATCCGCCTATGCGCGCAAGGTTCTCGCCGCTGCACGGTAAGGGATACCGGGATGCACCAGCCCGTGACGATCAGCATCCCGGTCGACGGCTCGCCGTTCTCGGATGAGATCTCGCACTTGATCCCGGCGTTCATCGCCGCGTCGTCCGATGCGCTGGAGGATGGCCATAGTGCGGAAGCGGTTTCTGCCGCCCTATCGTTCGCAGCGTGCCTCGTTGCGGGCCAAAAGCCCGACAGCGAAGTGTTCCTCAAGTATTGCCAGCGACTCGCCAAGAAATACCGCGGCGTCAAGCTCAGTTCGTGAGGTGGTCGAGGCGCCCCGCAGAGTGCCTCTTACCTTCCTGGAGATGCTGGCCGAGGACGAAACAACACCTCCTCGTCATACACCTCCGGATCGAGGCGCCGCTTCGCGATCTCTCGCAGGTCGACGCCGCGGGGGGAGTTGATCGCACCCGCGGCCAGCCAATCAATATTCCAGCACACCATCAGGCGCAGACAGAACAGCGCCATCGATGACGGGATACTGTCGCCCTGGTAGAAGTTCTTGGCCGTGTCGTACCGCAAGCCGGTCAGGTTCGAGAACTCGGACAGGCTCATGTTCAGGAGCGCGAGCCCTGCCCGGAATTCCTGGCACAGCTCGGCCTTGTTCTTTTCGGGTGTGGTCACGCGGCATCCTCTTCAGCCTCTGGCAGACGAAAGCCGTCTGCCTCGAGGCTCTTGATCAGGCGATAGACGATTTCATTGTTCGCCGATCGGTAGTTCTGTTTCGCGACTTTGTGGATCAGATCGCGCAGCTCGCCGGGAAGGCGGAGCTGTATCCTGTCCGCGGCATCGCTCGGATAGTGGGCGGGTGGCGCGGCGGGTTCGGGCTTTCGCTTCGCCATCACTGCGCCTCCAAAATCCGGTATGCGCTCCGCCGGGAAATGCCGGCGCGCCGCGCGATCTCTGCCGCGCCTAGACCTTCGGCCTTGAGCGCCAGGACCGCGGCGGACTTGGCGAGCGCGGTCGGCGCACGGCCCTTGTACTTGCCCGCGGCTTTGGCCTTGTCGACGCCTTCGCGCTGGCGCTCGAGCATCATTTCCCGCTCGAACTGGGCGACGCTGCCGAGCACGTTCAGCATCAGCTTGCCCGTAGGTGTGGCCGTGTCGAGGTTCATGGCCAGGATCCGCAGGGCAACGCCCTTGCGCTCGAGCCGGGCCACGATGTCGAGCAGATCGCGCATCGATCGCGCAAGGCGGTCGAGCTTGGTCACCACAAGCGCATCACCTTCCCGGGCGAAGTCCAGCGCCGCCTCGAGCTGTGCGCGCGACGCGACCGATGACACCTGTTCCTGAAAGATCTTCTCGCAGCCGAGCGCTTTCAGGTCTCTGATCTGTGCCTCGAAGCCGGCGACTTGCTCGGCGGTGGAGGTGCGGGCGTAGCCGATCAGCATGGTCTGGTATCCTCTGGGCGTCTGCCCGGTTGCGATGGTTAGATCTTAGCGCCTTGTTTGGCCGTGTCAACTGCTGACTTGAGCTTGCGCTGGCCGGCATCCACAGCCGCTTGCACGGTGTCGACGCCCAGCCCGAGGCAGGCCAGCAGATAGAGCTGCATGGCCTCCGGTGCGGTTGACGTGCCGTTGGCATACTTGGCCACGGTGACCGGATGCGCGCCGACCAGATCGGCCGCCTGCTCATTGGTGAGGCCGAGCAGGTCGAGCACCTGTCCGAAGGGCGCGCGTTCCTCGAACCGCTTCACCGGGCCCGGCCGACGCCGCGCCGGGATCTCGCCGCGGAAATCCGACTTCAGGCCGTTGGCCTTCAGGACCTGGCGCACGCGCTCGCGCGATATGCCAAGATCGTCCGCGATGGCGGATGTGTTCTTGCCCTTGGCGACTTTGGCCAGGGCGATGATCTGGTCTGCTGTGGACATGGGTGGGGTTCCTTAGTTAGCTAGCCGGTCGCGGACCATGCGCGCAGTGATGCGAGCTGCTGAGCGGCGCTCGTCCTCGCTCATCTCGCGCCAGTTCTCATGATCCGCCCAGGCGGAATCGAGGTACTCACGAACCTCGGCCCGATCGGTCGGGTCTTTCCAGCCGCCATACTCTGCAACGTTGTCGAGCACATCGTTGGCGAACTCGCGGCATGCGTCCGTCAAGCACCAGTCGTGGTATGCCATAAGCGCCTCTTGGTAGCGGCCCTCGCCGGCCGGAACTAGAACGCTGTCGGGAACGTAGCGGCCGCCGCGGACCAATTCGGCAACGTAGCCTAGGCCATGCTGTTCGAGATCTGAGAGATTGAGCGGCATTGTCGTGTCTCCTGTTTGCTGATGGTTAGGCGTTGATCTCGACCAGATCGCCCTCGTCGTCGGTCGTGAACGTCCCGATCAGCCCCTTCTCTTCCAGGGCGTGAGCAATCTTCCCGGCCCACTGGCACCCGTACTTGCTCACCTGCGCGTAGAAATCCTTGATGTCGTCCGAGGCGTAGGCGCGGGGCGGCGCTTGGTTGTTCCAGGTTGGACCGACATCGATCCAACAGCGGTTCGCGATCTTGCCCGTCAGTTCTTCGCGGCGAGCGACAGAGCCGAAAGTCTCGTTGTAGATGTAGAACATCGTCCTATCCTCCGGTTTCGTGCCCCGACCTTCAGCGCACGGCGCTCCCCATCTGGGGCGATGGGGAGAACGGTGCGTTGTGGCGGGTTAGGCGGCCGATCACATTACGTAGATCATGCCGTCATCACCAACGTACAGATCACGCGGGGCGAGGCGGTTAGCGTAGGCGTTGAATGCCTTGCGGGCTTCCGCCGTCCACACATCGTCACCGCGATCCCAAAAGCCGGTGCCGTGGCCGTTCCTAGTGAGCCACAGATCATGTCCGGCTTGCTCAGCGTCGCCGGGCTGCTCGGCCAGCATGTCCCGGAATTTGGCAAGGAAAGCGGCGCAGTCGCGCTCTAGCCGATCCAGGGTGCGCGGGGCCAGGTCCTCGCGGCTGTAGTTCTGATCCATCGGGTCGCCGCCGGTCTCCGGATCGCTGTTGTCCGTCGAGGACCACAGGGCGCAGCGGATGTAGCCGCCCAGCATGCTGGCGAGGGTGGCGGGGTTGACGGCGGTGGCGGTCTGAGCGGGCATCGATCGGGTTCCTTCCGTTGGGCTGCTGCCCTGTTGCGATGTTTGGATATTAGCCGATTGATTTTGTGGTGTCAAGCGGGGTTTTGAGGCCCCGCTCGTTTTTTTCGTGTCAGGCGCTGAAGACGTACAAATCGCCCTCGTGCCGGATGGTCCAGATATCGCCGCCTAGCTCGAGGTCCCGGGCGAACGCCTGGAAATCGAAGTACCGGGCGATCGTGTCGTTGACGCCGTCGAGCATGCCAGTCGACTCAATGTAGTCCTCGGCGTAGGCTTCAAGGCTGTCGTGAACGCCGCAGAACTTGTCCTCAATCGCTTCCTTCGCCTCGCCGATGTCGCCGCCGAAGTTGTCGACCACCTTCGCGACCATCTCGGCCGGCATGCCGCGATCCTCGGCCGCCTCGAGCAGCTCGACATACTCGGCGATCTTGTCGAGGCCGGGGTACTCGCCGAACGATGACGGCAGGCCGTCATAATCGTGGATCGCGTATTCCTCGGCGCTGGGCACCATCTCGCCGGTCTCGGGATGCTCGACGGTCACGTTCGGGAACTTCGAGGCGCGGAGCATCTCGGCGATAGCGGCCGCCATCTCATCCGTGTCCGTGCTGGCATCGATCCAGGTGCCGTGCAGGACACCGTTGTTGTAGCTGGCGAGGCAGGCGGCGTAGAAGCGGGGAGCGGTCATCGGGGCGGTTCCTTCGTTGGGCGGCTGCCCGGTTGCGATGGATGTAACTTAGCTCATTGGTTTCATAGTGTCAACTAGGCCCCGACAAAAAAGTTGCGGGGCCCGTCGTTTTTTTCCGGCCTAGGGATCGTACCGCATGCGCCATGCGAGCGCGGCCGATGCCAGGAACAGCATGGCGCACGTCGTGAGCACGCCAGAGCTATAGGACAGGATCTCAATCGTCGTTTGCGCGTGCATGGCGTCACCGGGCCGGAACGCGATGCGGGAACGGCTTGCGGCAGTAGCGGTATTCCGCATCCACCTCAGCCTTACGGCAATCGAACCGCGCGGGGTTGGCGGAGGATGAGGCCGGCAACTCGCCGGCGCACCATTCCACCTCTGTGTCGGTCGCGGCGCGTCGGCAATCGTTCAGGCCGCCCCATTGGTTCATGAAGTAGGCGCGAGGGTAGCCGTGCAACTGGCGTTGCATGTAGGTTTCGGTGGGTTCCCAGTACGGGCCGACCTGCGGCTGTGCGACCGCGACCGCGCCAGCTGTCATCAGGCCGGCGATGCCGGCTAGCAGGATGGCGCGCATGTTAGCGGTCCCCCTGCTTCAGATTGAGGTAGGTATGACCCGCCGCCCAGAGGGCACCGGTGGCGGTCGCCGCGCATGCGAGCGCGATTGCTATAATGGCTGTCATGATCGTTCCTGGGGCGTCTGCCCGGTTGCGGTGTGATGTGAGCTAGGCACATCGTGCGAGGCCGCGTTGTGCGCACGGCCTCGAGGCGATGGGTCTAGGCAGAGGTGACCACGACGAAGCCTTGCGCCTCGCAGTACGCCTTGAAGCCGGCCAGCCGATCGATCCCGGCCAGGTACAGGCCGTGACCCTTCATTGAGGCGACGCGGCCGAGCCAACCCTTGCGGCTCATCCCCATCAGGAAGTGAAAGACCTTGTTGCCGACATCGCCGCCGTTCTCGACAATGTAGCCCTCGCCGGCCAGGACGGTGAGCTTGATGGTGGGGTGCTTGGCCATCTTCGTATCTCCTAGGGCGTCTGCCCGGTTGCGATAGATCTAACTTAGCGAAGTGATCGCTTGGTGTCAACTAGGCCAAGCGAAGTTTTTTCGATGACAGGCTATGCCGCCCGGCCGAGCCATGCTCCGATCAAGATCCCCTTCTCCGCCCGGCGATGCCAAGCCCAAGCCTTCGCCCAAGCGCGATCGTAAGCCGCTTGATCTGAGCTGAATGCGAGGCGTTGGGCGTCCTGGTCATAGTAGGCCGCCACATGGGCGCAGTAGTCGCGAGCGCGCATTGTCGTGTCTCCGATTGTGGGCTGCTGCCCGGTTGCGTGACCTCATCAGGCACCGCGTCACGGTGCGACCGTCGGGAGGGTTGGCCCTCCCTAGGTTTCGGTCTTGGTTAGGAGCGCCACCCGCACCATGGGCCAGCCATCAGGCGCGGCTTTGGCCGCCGCTTGTTGGCCATGCGAGCCCCCAGGACGGCCTGCGTGTACGCGCCGGTCTCACGGTAGCGCCCGCGCTTCATGGCGAGCAGGAAGGGCCGCGCCTGAGCGGGTTTGTCCGCCTGGATGCGCTCCCAGGTCTCGCGCGTCATCTCGCCGGTATGCTCGCAGGCGAAGGCGCGGGCCAGCGTGTCCTCGTCACTATAGAGCGCGTCCAGAGCCTCATCCGAGATCATGTGCGGGTCGTCGACGTTGGCCATTTCCGTATCTCCTTGGGCTGCTGCCCGGTTGCGATGGGTGTAAGTTAGCCGATTGGTTTGGTGGTGTCAACTAGGCCGAGTGAAGTTTTTTCGGGTCACAGCTTGAAGAAACGAGCCCGCAGGTAGTCGGCATGCGCCGCGGCCTGCTCACCGGTGCGGAAGTCGAGATCCAGGACACCGCCGGCGGGGAGAATGAAGCGGTAGAAGGTCATTGGTCTGCTCCGTGCGAGATGAGGGAAGGGGAGGGGCCGGAGCCCCTCAGAGTGTCCAGAGGATCTTCTTCTCGAGGACCTCGACTGAGCGGACCTTGCCGCTCCAGGTAGTGGTGATCCGCATCACGGTGTAGCCGTTCATAAAGCGTCGCTTCTGGACCTCGACCCGGTCAGCGAAGAGCTTGGTGATCATCTTGGTCATTTCCGTGTCTCCCGTTGGGCTGCTGCCCGGTGGCGATGAAGCTAACTTAGCGAGATGATTCTCTGGTGTCAACAGGGGTCGAGAGCGTTTTTGCTTTTTTCTTGGCGACCGCGCCCTGCGCCATCGTGCGCCCCTGGCGCATGAGTTCCCGCGCCCTGTCGGTGCCAAGGGCCAGTGCGAGATAGGCGAACCGCGCCATGTACGGCGGAACCCGCTTGCCGGTGCAGTAGCTGCGGATGGTCGCGGCATCGCGCCCGAACAAGCGTGCAGCCTCCTCAATCGAGAGGCCCAACTCTCGCACGATGCAGGCGAACTCATGTCCGGACTCTAGCGCGGTCGAGCGCGTGACCCGAACGCCGGCCTTTGCATCGCGCCGTAGACGGCGCTTCTCGGCCATGGACTGTTTCGGCATCCCAGCATCGCGAAGGATCTTTGAGACGCGAGCCGGCGAAATGTTGAGCCACATGGCAATGGCCGTTGCCGACATCGTCGGACTGTCCCGCCGGAACCCGATGACGCGGGACACCGTGTCGTGGCCCTTCGAGTCCAAAAGCTCCTGCATCGTCGGCGGGCGTGTCGCTACCATGGTCGCGCTCCGGTTTCTTAGAAATCTCTTAGGAAGCCGAGCGGCGGCAGTTGGGCCGAGCTAGGCTGCGCAACAGAGAATGGTGTTGCGGTTTTCCACCGTCAAGAGCGTGGTGCGGCGAACCGCAACGGAAAAGCGATTACGGCACCGTTTTGCATTACGGCAGTTCGTACGGCAGTTGGTCCGGAGCTAGTGCCGTTCCGCCAAGTCGTTGATCCGCAAGGAGTTCACCGCCCCGCCCTCGGGGGTTCCGGCAGTACGGCAGTTTTTCTCTTACTCCACGGGTGAGAGAAAAATAGGAAAGGGGCGCGCCTGCACGCCGCGGTTGCGCGGGCCCGCATTTATTCCCCGTGTAGAGCGGTAATAGGCGTTCTAAGTGCCGTACCGGTTTTGGTCCCGAGTTTCGCGGCACGTTTCCCTTTAAGATCAAGGGGTCGGCAGTACGGCACCAGGCTAAAACGAACTGCCGTACGAACTGCCGTAGCTGCCGTAAATGGCCTGTTTCTGAACGAACGTTCAGAATTTTCTTAGAAATCTCTTAGAATTCTCAGAAAGCGGCGACGCCGCTCGATGCGGCTCGAGCCGCGCAACCACACAAGCGAGATGAGCGGATGGCTGGCACCAAGAGGCCGGCGACGGCGCCGGCTGTTGCCAGCGACGCGCCCAAGGCGAAGCGGACCACCAAGAGCAAGGCGGCGCGGCATGCCGAAGCGACGGGGGCCGTCGCCGCGACACTGCCCAGCACGGGCGGTCGGCCGTCGGTGATGACGCCAGAGGTCCGCGCAGAGCTGCTACAGCGCATCGGTGCGGGCGAGACGCTCATGGATGTGTGCGACAGCCCGCACATGCCGGAGCGCACGACGGTGATGAAGTGGGCGCAGCGCGACGAGTCTTTTTCGTCGGACCTAACGCGCGCAAGGGCGTCCTGGGCGACCGCGCAAGCCGACATCATCGTGCGGATCATTGACGACAGCTCGAACGATTGGGAGGAAAAGCGCACGTTCGGCGGTGCGACCGAGACCCGTCTCAATAGGGAGGCGGTCGAGCGCTCGAAGGCACGGGTCGAAGTCCGGAAATGGCTTATGGAACGCTTCCTTCCCAAGGCGTTCTCGGTGGACGCTACCAAGCTCACGGGCGACCACACCGACGCGGCGTCGACGATCAAGCAGGATGCGACCGTCATCGCCCCGGATGAGCCTGGCCCCGACAAGCCTGTGCTGTGACCTGTGCTCTACTTGGCGGCGCCGGTGCTGAACGCCTCCCGAAGCGCGTCGCTCACATAGAATCCGACGCGCCCAACGCTGTACTCCACCCAAGCGCCGTGAATGTGCTCAAGCGAGAGCTGCCGCCCCTCGTCTGACAGCAGCATCGCTTGCAGAATGTGCGCGGGAATGGTTTCGAAGAAGCGATCGTACGGCACAACTCCCTCGAGCAGGTAGTGCCATTCATTGTGGCACCGCTCGCATAGCACGTCGATGTTTTCGACAGCATCGGCGCCACCGTCTGCCATTGGCACCACATGGTGCGCGTGTAGCGCCCTGGGTGTGCCGCACCGCTTGCAGTATGGGGTGAGCCGCCTTGCTTCGGCAGCAACCATCGGATCACGGGATTTAGACATTCTGTTCCCACAAGCATGATGATATGTGCCTCTATTACGGCATCGATCACTGCTTTCAAGCCAATATTTTTCATCGTTCTGCTTCACATTGCTGCAATGCAGCGCAGGCCCCTCTGTCGGAATCACTGCGCCAATAGGCAGGCTCTAGTGGCACGGCCTGCCGCATGCCCTCGCACCGTGCCACACGGGTCGGATCGGGGCTTTTGGCACGGTCGTGCCTCATGGTCTTGAGCCTAGTGGCACAGCGGGCGCCGGCTGCCGTCGGCAGGCAGGGGAGGCCGGCGACCACCCCCCCCATGGTGTGGGTCGAGCGCGCCTGGGCCCGCACCCCACCCCGCACAGCACACCTCGTGTGTGACGGCTAGGAAAAAATTACCACATCGCGCGTGACGGAGGTCCTGATGGCCGAGGATTCGAAAGAGACCATCGGGAGCCACTACGCTCCAGACGTCGTCGTGGCGCTCATGTACTTCGGGGTGTCTTACGGACACGCGATGGAGATGTGCCCAGACTTGGCCGCTCGTATGCTGGAAGCGTTCGCCTGTACGCCAAAGGCTGATTGGCTCGATCCGCGCCGCAACGGCAGCCTGGATGCCGAGACCGCCAAGATCACCCCAGCACCGACAGCCGAGCAGGCCATAGCTGCGATTGTGCGTCGGAAGGTCTGAAAAATCCACACATCGCGCGTGACGAGGCCCGAAATCCGTCTGCGCAAAGCGCGAGGGCGGCCTCACTGGAGAGGCTGACCGCCGGCTGTATGGGGGAGCGATCGGCCTCCTTAGCCCTGGTTGACCGTTCGACCCGGTGCCCGCGCCCCAAAAAACCACCCTACGCGCGTGACGGAGCCCTCTGATGTCCGACACTCCTGACCGCCTGACCATCGAGGCGGCGCGTGACGGCGGCTACACGGTCGTCGGCCGGGACAAGGCGGTCCTGTACGCGGGCGACCTGGCGGCGGTGACGAGCTACGTGATGCGCACGATCCGCAAGGTGGAGGCGCCTTTGCCGCGCGTTCAGCCGGCGAGCGAGTTCAACAGCCGGTCGCCGGGGTGGCGGCCTTCGCTGTTTGCCTGACCCGAAAAAATACCAGACCCATCGCGTGACGGAGCCCCTGATGCCGACCTGCTCGACCTGCAAGTTCTGGCGCCCGGAGGACCGCGCGATCGAGGGCGAGAAGGAGCCCAAGCATCCCCGCGGGCGGTGCGGCAGCCTGGACGAGCGCGTCCCGGTCGGCCCGGGGCACGGCGCCCTGACGACCTTCGACGACTTCGGTTGCGTGGCGCACGAGCGCAAAGAGCCGGAAATCCATTAGGAAGCCCGTAGGCGCCCGACGCCCGAGAACCGTCCAACGGCACCTGAAACCGCACGAACGCCGCCACGGGCCAATTCTGGCGATCCGAGCGCGCATCTGCGCACGTATGGACGCCCGCGCGCACGGATAGGCCGTAGAATCCACAGAAACGGGCCAAGGGCGGCGACGAGCGGTCCGGGCAGGGAATATGTGCCCCGGGGCATGAGACGGCCACCAGCGGCCATTTTTCGGAGATCCCCGTGGCCCAAACCCTCGCCGACAAGGTCGCGACCTTCGCTGCCGACGAACCCGATTGGCAGATCGCCGACGCGCTCAACGCGCCGGACGCTGACGCCAATGGCACCAAGACGGTGGACGCGCAGATCAGCGACGCCCGCGCGATCCTGATGACCTCGGGCGCCTGGGGCGCGATCTGCCTCACCGCCGATGATACGACTAAGCCGGCGCAGATCCGCGCGCTGTGCGTCACGGTTCGGGATGCGCATCAGTACCTGACGACCTTCCGCATGACGGACCCGCAGACCGCCGCCGCGGTCAAGGGCATGGTCGATAGCCTGCTCGGCGCGACGCTGATCGACCAGCCGACGCACGACGCGCTCCTGGCGCTCGGAACCCTCCCGGCCTCCTGGGCCGACATCAACAACAACGGCCAGCCCGTCGATGCGCGTGCGGTCGGCCTCGCTCGGGGAGCTAAGGCGTGACCACAGCGAAATGGGCAACCCCTGGCACCGCCTCGGCCAACCTGGCCGGCACGGCGCTCGACGGCCTCGCCAACGGCTCAACGAGCGCCTTCCTGACGAGCTACGCGAACGGGACCAATTTGGACCTGTACGCCGGCCTGCTGATCAACCTCGGCTCGATCACCCCGACGACGGGCGGCTCGATCACCGTGCGGGTGTTCGTCTCCGTCAACGGCACGGCGCCGGACAACACGGCAGCCCAGGGCGGCGGTGACGCGTACACCGTGCCTTTGACAACGGGCGCGAGCGCCAAGGTGGTTACGGTGCCGATGATCCGGCTCTACCCAGGCAACATCTACGTCGCGATCACCAACAACGCGGGCGTCGCGCTGGCGGCGAGCGGCAACAGCGTCATCGTCGTGCCGTTCGACGAGAGTGCAAGCTGATGCCCCGCGGTGTCTCGGCTCTCGACGAGGCGCGGCTTCAGGGGCGGTTGTGGACGCCGGCACAGATCCAATCGCAATTGGGGCTATGGCTGGATGCGGTCAACGCGACGCCGGGCGTCTGGCGCGATGCATCGGGCTTCGGGAACGATGTCTCGCAGGCAACCGCAGGATCGCAGCCGGCGCTCGCCATCAGCATCAATGGGTTGCCTTGCGTTCGGTTCGCCAGCGCCAATTCGCAGTTCTACGCGCGCACGAGCGCTCTGAGCGGGTTCACGACCAACGCCGGGATGACATTCGCCTCGGCCTTCAGGGTTTCTGGCGGTAACGGGGTTTTTTCTGAATTTTCAGACAACGGCGTCCTCAACAGAACGGCATCGTTCTTCTTCGAAGCGTCCACAATCAAAATGCGGGCCGGTGGCACAAGCGGCGATGCCGTGGCCGCCAGTGGGATTGCTGGCAATCGTTGGCGCACGGCGTGCGGAGATGAAACCCTCTCGCGCCGTCGCATCTGGTTTGACGGAACGGCTGGATCGGTCAGCACATCAACGGTCACGTCTTATGCCGCGTCGCAAGTCCGTATCGGGGCGTTGTTCAATAACAGCTATTACTTAAACGGAGACATGGGCGAGATTGTCGTCTCGGCCAGCCAATTGAGCGACACCGACCGGCAGCGCCTTGAAGGCTATCTCGCGTGGAAATGGGGCTCGGTTGACGTGCTGAACGCCACGCACCCCTTCAAGAACCGCCCGCCCCTGATCGGAGGCTAAACGATGCTCCGCGTCAGAGCCCCTTCCACCACGCTCGCGCAGGGCTCGGCCAGCACGAGCACGCAGACCGCGACGCTGGCGGCGACGGAAGCGGCCGATACCGCGGCGCTCAGCGCTGACGTTTCGACGAACGTCAGCCTGTCCGCGACGGAAGCGGCTGACACGGCATCGATCGGCGCGGGCAGCTCGGTCTCGGCCTCGCTCTCCGCGACTGAGGCGTCAGACACGGCCGCCATCAACCTCGGCGGCGGCGTCAACGCGGCGCTCAGCGCGACAGAATCCGCCGACGCGGCTTCGGTCTCGGCGTCTGTCACGACCTCGGCGAGCCTATCGGCCGCCGAGCCTGCCGACACGGCCTCCGTCAACCTCGGCGGTGGCGTCAACGCTACCCTAGCGGCGACGGAAACGGCCGACACTGCCTCCACGGCGGTCTCGGCGAAGACGAACGCCTCGATCTCGGCGACGGAAGCGACGGACGCGGCCTCGATCGCGGTGGCGCCAGCCGTCTCGGCGAGCTTCTCGGCGACGGAAGCTTCCGATACTGCGGCGATCTCCAGCCTCTCCACGGTCGCGGCGACGTTGACCGCCTCGGAGCTGGCCGACACCGCGGCTGCGGCCGGCACGATCAGCGTGGCTGCGTTGTTTGCCGCCACGGAGCCGGCCGATCAGGCCGCGCTCGCGGTCACGCTCGCGACCCAAGCGACCCTGGCGGCGAGCGAGGCATTGGATGCCGCGGCCGCCAGCCTCGGCATCAACACGAACGCCGCCATGGCGTCGAGCGAGGCTCGGGACGCGGCCGCCATCGTCGGCTTCTCCGGCATCGTCATCATGGCCCTCGCGGCGACGGAGGCGGCTGACCAAGCGACGGCCTCGACGCTCACCTATCCGATCCCGAGCGCCAGGCTCTCGGGTCGCATTCCGACCCCCGCGCTGCTCGCCGGGAGACTTCCAACGTCGGCCAGCCTGACAGGGCGGCTCTCCCTCTAAGGACCCTCCATGTCTGTGAATTACATCGCCGCTGCGAAGACGCAGCGGCTTCAGGTCGTGGCCGACACCCTCAAGGGCCTCACCTACGCGGCCTCGACCGGCTCTGCGACCGCTCCGAGCCTCGTGATCGGCACCTCCTCGTTCGTCAACACGGCGGGCACGGCCTCGATCACGACCGGCACGACCGGCGTGCTCGCGATCATCCCGCTGCCGACCGGCGGCATTTCGGCCTCCGGCACGACGCTGACGCTGGTGTCCTCGACGCAGTCGGCCTCGGCCACCGGCTCCGGCACGGCCGCGAACGCCGCGATCATCAACAACGCCGGCACGATCACTGTCGGCGGCCTGACCGCTGGCACCTCCGCCACCGACGTGATCCTGGCCTCGGCCTCGATTTCCTCGGGCCAGACGGTGTCGGTTACGTCCGCTGCGATCTCGCACGCGTAGGGCTTAGGTCATGCCGGCCGACACCACCGGCCCGATGCTGGGCCAGGCGCTCACGGTCTACCAAGGCGCCTCCAAGACGGTGTCGGTCACGGTCCCGGACCCGACCGGCGCCTACAGCACCGGCTCCGCCACGGCGGAGTGGCGGGCGGGCCCGAAGCCACCGACCGGCCTCGCGCCGTCGCAGGCCACGACCCTCTCGACCGTGTTCGCGCACAAGACGAGCGGCCTGGCCGTCAGCGTCCCCAGCGCGGGCACTGTGCAGGTCACCTTCACGATCCAGCCCGCGGACATCGCGGCCTTCGCGCCGTCGAACCTGCCGCTCTACCAGCACGAGTGCTGGATGACGGCGAGCGGCGTCGCGCAGCCGGTCGCGATCGGACCGCTGACGGTCGTCGGGACGGTGGCGGGCGAGGCGGGGTGGCCGGGGTAGGGTCAGTGCAGACAGGGAACGATCCTGCCTAGTCTTTCGACTGCCTGCGCTCGTGCCTTAGCTCGCGCCGACGAGGTGCCCACCTCCCCTGCACTGACCGCTTGAATTTAGCGGGGTTCGGGGTGGGTAGCAAGAGAAGCGACAAGCTGCTGAAGCTCCGCGGCACGCTTTTCCGCAAGTTCGACGACGGCCTTCCGCCATTCGATCGGCGGCTGTCGATGACCATGGGCGGCTGGACTGAGTCTGGCCTGCCTGATGATCGCGACCGACATCTGAAGTCGTGCCGCGAGATCTTCGTGCGTGACGCGCCCGAAGAGAATGTCGGTCGCCGACTTGAAATCCATTGTACGCACCGTGATTGACAGGCCGACGTCCGTCAATTATACTGCGTACAGTCTGGTTTTCAAGAGGCTCCGATGCTTGAGAGCGGCCCCAAGAAGAATGCGGTTAAGGCGTGGCTCACCCAAGAGCGCCTGCGCGAGCTTCTCGACTATGATCCCGCAACGGGCGAGTTCCGCTGGCGTCCGCGCCAGGTCACTCATTTCCGCATCAAGACGTGGAACGCCCGCAACGCCGGCAAGCGCGCGGGGCGGCTCACGGCTCATGGATATCGGCACATCGTCATTGAGGCCGTCCCCTTCTACGCACACCAGCTTGCGTGGCTTTGGGTGCATGGGGTCTGGCCAGGCGGCCACCTTGATCACCGCAACGGCAATCGCGACGACAACTGGATCGACAACCTGCGTGCCGCCACGAGCGGCCAGAATAACTGGAACCGCAGGGTCCAATCTCGCACCAGGTCCGGCCTGAAGGGCGCTCACTGGAGCAAGCGCGAGAAGAAATGGCAGTCAACCATCTCGTGCAACGGCAAGATGAAGTTCCTCGGATACTTCCCAACGGCAGAGGCCGCCTCAGAGGCGTACCATAGAGAAGCAGAAAAGCTGCATGGCGCCTATTACAGAGACGACCGGGATCAGACTGACTCCGAAACAGAGTAATATTTACCTGCACGGATGGCAGGACTATGCTCGATTCCGCTACGCAGTCTGCGGTCGGCGCTTCGGGAAAACGTTCTTAACCTCTGCCGAGCTTCGACGGGCCGCAAGACTTGCTGTCGAACGCAACGTCTCTACTGACGACGAGCTGTGGTACGGGTGCCCGACATTTAAGCAGGGCAAGCGGGTGTTCTGGCCGCGCATGAAGCGCGCGATCCCTCGTTCATGGATCAAGTCCACGAACGAGACCGAGTGCTACATCACGATGAAGACGGGGCACGTCCTCCGGATCGTCGGCCTCGACAACTACGACGCGCTGCGCGGCTCTGGCCTGTGGTTCTTCGTCGGCGACGAGTGGGCGGATTGCCCGCCGCAGGCTTGGGACGAAGTCGTGCGGCCGATGCTCTCGACCGCGCAGGGGCACGCGCTCTTCATCGGCACGCCGAAGGGCTACAACCACTTCTACGACGGCTACCTCTCGGGCCAGCCGGACGGCGACGCCGAGACGAAGTCCTGGCTCTACACGACGCTCGACGGCGGCAACGTCCCCGAACATGAGATCGAGCGCGCCAAGCGCGAACTCGACCCGCGGTCGTTCCGGCAGGAATACTGCGCGACCTTCGAGAGCTTCGGCGGCCGCGTCTACTACGCCTTCGATCGCCAGAAGAGCGTGAAGCGCTGTATCTACGATCCGTCGCGCGACGTCCATGTGGGGATGGACTTCAACGTCAATCCCATGACGGCGGTGATCTTCCAGATCCAGGACAACGGTGAGATCTGGCAGGTCGCCGAGCATCAGATCCCGTCCTCAAACACTTTTGAGATGTGCCAGGAACTGAAGCGCCGTTACGGGCGCATGAACAGCTTCAAGCACATCTTCATCTACCCCGATCCGGCCGGCGCGCAGCGGCGCACCTCGGCACAGGGCGAGACCGATATCTCGATCCTCCGCAAGGAGGGTTTCTCGGTCCTGGCCATGTCGAGCCACCCGCTGGTGCGCGACCGCATCAACGTCGTCAACGCGCTGTTCGAGAACGCCGCCGGCGAGCGTCGGCTGTTCATCGATGCCTCGTGCAAGAAGTCGATCGAGGCATTCGAGCGACTTTCCTTCAAGGAAGGCACGTCGGATCCGGATAAGACGCAGACGTATCTGTCGGACAGTTCGACGACGATCGACCACATATGCGACGCGGCTGGCTACTTCTGCTTTACGAAGTTCGGAAAGAGCCCGACGCGAGCGATCCACATGCCATTCATGGGTCGATAGCGGCCCGCAAGGGTCCGTGAATGTTTCGTACCATCTACGGCGGCATCCAGCGCGATACGGACTACCCAGAGCGGCAGTTCACCCTGGACGTCTACAACCGCGTCCTTGAGGGCGCGATCTACGAGCACCTTCCTTACGGCTTCCACGAAGAGAAGTCGCCGAGCCAGGAGTACATCCCGCTCCGGCAACGGCGGC